CAAATAATACTATTGTAGATGGTGACATATCAAATAGCGCAGCAATAGCGTTTAGCAAAATAAATGCTTCACTTGCTATTGTAGATGCTGATATATCAAATAGCGCAGCTATTAGTGGTTCTAAAATAGCTAGTGGAACAATTACAACTACTCAAATAGCAAATAACACTATTGTAGATGGTGACATATCGAATAGCGCAGCTATAGCGTTTAGCAAAATTAATGCTTCACTTGCTATTGTAGATGCTGATATATCAAATAGCGCAGCTATTAGTGGTTCTAAAATTGCTAGTGGAACTATTACAACCACTCAAATAGCAAATAACACTATTGTAGATGGTGACATATCGAATAGCGCAGCTATAGCGTTTAGCAAAATTAATGCTTCACTTGCTATTGTAGATGCTGATATATCAAATAGCGCAGCTATTAGTGGTTTTAAAATTGCTAGTGGAACAATTACAACCACTCAAATAGCAAATAACACTATTGTAGATGGTGACATATCGAATAGCGCAGCTATAGCGTTTAGCAAGATTAATGCTTCACTTGCTATTGTAAATGCTGATATATCAAATAGCGCAGCTATTAGTGGTTCTAAAATAGCTAGTGGAACAATTACACGCGATAGACTATCACAAAATGCTCTAACTGTTTTTACACTTCCTGAGATAGGTTCAGGTTCCGCCTTTATCCATTTAGGTACTTTTAATACTACACAAGACGGACAATCTTTATATATTAAAATTGTTGCTAAAGGTGGATATAATGCTATAGTCGGACAATCTCAAGTAACTCATCTTCATTTTTTGACTTCAAACGGAACATCATCTCAACCAGCAACTAGTAATCAAGGAGCAGGTATGGGATTATTATATGGTTATGCAAGAGCATGTGTTATAGATGGTTTAACTGATGAATATCTCGCACCTCAATATATAAGAATCCGCGAAACAGGGGCAAGCAACAAGACCCAATTTAACATATTTGGATTTTTCGGACCTTTTACGGGAAATGGATCATTTTATGAGATTTTAACTTCTTCTTCTAATAGTTGGACAAATGCTGGCGGCTACTATTCTGACTGGTTGCCTACGTGGACAGGCGGAACTTATATTGATATAGTACCAACTACTATTACTAAAGCAACACTAGGACTTGCTAATGTAGATAACACAACTGATTTATTAAAACCAGTAAGCACAGCAACACAAACACAATTAAATTTAAAAGCTAATCTTGCTAATCCTACATTTACAGGAACAGTTGGTGGACTTATTAGCATAAGTGGCAATATAATCCCTTCTTCAGGCGATAACTTTAGATTAGGAGATGTAAGTAAAAATTGGAGCAACGCTTATATACGCGATATAAGCGCCACCAATATTAGTATAAGCGGTAACATAATTCCGTTAGACACAAGTAGGTGTGATTTAGGTTCTTTGTCAAGGCGATGGCGCAACATATACGTTAATGACTTAAGCGTTACTAGAATTAATGGACAAGTGTATAGTGCTACTACTGCTATTGATCTTACTTCAGTTAGTGGTCATATAATCCCTTCTTCAGATGTTACCTTTAAATTAGGAGATGTAAGTAAAAATTGGAGTAACGCATATATACGCGATATAAGCGCCACCAATATTAGTATAAGTGGAAATTTTATATTAAATATAGGCGGAACAATGTCCGATATAACAGATACATTTAATAACTTAGGTAATACTTTTAATGATATAACAACAAGTATATCTGATATAGATTCTAAAGTTATAGATTTATCAAACAATAAAGCTAATATTGCTAATCCTACATTTACTGGACTTATTAGTATAAGCGGTAACATAATTCCTTTATTCGATATAAGTTCTGATTTAGGGTCGGAAACAAGTAAATGGCGCAACATATATGTTAATGACTTAAGCGTTACTAGAATTAATGGACAAGTGTATAGTGCTGGTGGAGGTGGTGGCGCTGCGATTGACCTTACTTCGGTTAGTGGCAATATAATTCCTTCTTCAAACAATAACTTTAGATTAGGAGATATAAGTAGAAATTGGAGTAATGCTTATATACACGATATAAGCGCGTCAAATATTAGTATAAGTGGAAATATAATATTTAGCGTAAGCGGAGGTTCTATGAGAATAGGAGCTGATGCAAGTAATTTTAGTATAACTACAACTCATAGGTTATATCAAAATATTAGTGGAGGCATATATGACTTAAGTTGGACTGCTGTAAATGGTTATTATGGATTGGCAAAAGATGCTTATCCAGGTTTAAATCCGTTATCAAACGGAGTAAAAGCAGTTCAGACATGGACAACAAGAATTATACCGACAGATGTATATACAAATGCATGGACAAGTATATGTTGGTCGCCTGAACTTGGAATATTTGTTGCTGTAGCTAATAATGGAACTACTAAAAGAGTAATGACTTCCAAAGATGGTATAACTTGGACTGCATCAATAGCTGTAACCAGTGATAATAGTACTTGGACAAGTGTATGTTGGTCATCTCAACTATCTCGTTTTGTTGCTGTTGCTCCAAGCGGTACTTTTAATGTAATGTATTCTAGTAATGGATTAATTTGGAATGGGACTATAAGTGGTGTAGTTGCTAACAATTGGAATAGCGTGTGTTGGTCTCCTGAACTTAGACTATTTGTTGCTGTTGCTTCAAGTGGTTCAAATAGAATAATGACTTCTTCAAATGGAATAGTTTGGACTCAGCCTAGTCAATTAGTTCCTACTAATTCATGGACTAGTGTATGTTGGTCGGCCGAACTGAAAATTTTTGTAGCTGTTGCATCTAATAATAGTGGAGTAATGTATTCTTATAATGGATTTGTATGGAATACAACAAGTATTGGTGTACTTGCTAATTCATGGACAAGCATATGCTGGTCTCGTGAATTAGGATTATTTGTTGTTGTTGCTTCAAGTGGAACTAATAGAGTAATGATTTCATATAATGGAATAGTTTGGACACCAATAATTATAAATGATAGCAATAATTGGTCAAGTGTATGTTGGTGTCCACAACTTGAATTATTTATAGCTGTTGCAAGCAATGGTTATATAATGTATTCGTCAAATGGAAGTACATGGATAATAAAAGATGCTGCATATAATTATTTACCTAAAATAAGTAGTACATCTAGTACACAATTATCTATTACAGGTTCTAGCATTGGTATTCAGGGTTTAGGGTGGAATATTGATATAGCTCAAGATGTTAATATTGCATTAATTACATCATATTATTTTAATCAAGACGTTGGTGGTTCATTATATGTTCAAGATATATGTGGTACAAGTCTTGTGCAAGGACTAGTACAATTAACTGGCGCGGGACAAACAGGAACCAATAAAATCGGCCATAGTGCTTCAATTACTAATGATGGTATGTATGTAGTAGCTCCAACAGCTGTAAATGGAAAAATACATATATGGAAAAAAAATGCATCTACATTATCGTATACTTACTTACTTGGAACAACTGTTTCCGACATGGCAACTTCAACATATGTAACAATTGCCTTAGCAAAAAATAGTATATTAGATGTTCCATATGATATGATTTGTGTTGTAGGAACAGGAACATTTTCACCAGCTCAAATAGGGAAAGTTCGTGTTTTTAGTATAAATAAAAGTACTGGAGTTTTTACACTATTACAATCATTTACAGTAAGTAGTGTTGCTAATGATAATTTTGGAGTTGCTGTTGCTATAAATGGGACTGGTACTACCTTTGTCGCAAGCAGTAGTAATCCAGCACAAGTGTATATATATAATTATAATTTTATATTATCACAATATTCACTTACACAAATAATTGGTCCAATAGCAGGAGTTAATGATGATTACCCCGGAACTAAATTAGCATTAGATAATATTGGTAATATGTTAGCAATATGTTGCAACGTTGCAAGTCCATTAGGAAATGCTCAAGCAGGTTATGTGAGAGTTTATAATAAAGTTGACAATTCATATAATTTATTTCAAACACTTAATGGAACTACGGTAGGTCAATATTACGGAGCTTATTGTGCATTTTCAAAAGATGGAACTACACTTGTTGTGAATTCAAATGGTAGTTTACCAGATAGTTTTATGTATAAAAAATTTAATGATAGTAGTTATATTGAAATATCATCATTTTCAAACTCAAATATAACTTTTGGCAGATCTATAGCAGTTACTGGTGATGGTGCAAGAGTGCTTGTTGGTAATGATATGCCCGCGTCTAATTCGGGATATGTGTTTGTTTTAGATATAGCAACTTTTCAATTAAAATGTAATAGCGTATGCTGGTCTCCTGAACTTGGAATAGCTGCTGCGGTTGCTAATTCCGGAGCAGATAGAGTAATGACTTCTTCATTAAAAGGGCGGCCTCCAACAAGCTATAACATATTTGATAATAGTTTTAATAGTATTAATGAATCAGGTACTTGGACTATACGCGATTTAAATGTTAATACTATTAACGGACAAGCATATATAGGATTAACCGCAAATAGTGTTAATAGTAGTCATATACAAGATGGGTCTATTACAGGAAGTGATATTGCTAATAGTACTATTACTTATGATAAATTAAATAGTAATGTTACTTCATTAATTACTAATAGCAACATAAGTAGAAACTTTATAGGACAGGTGGGAACCATTACAGAATTATTGATTCCAATTGATATAGTTAATAATGAGTTTGTAGAGGTTGATGTAACCGTTAAATTTGTAACTACATTTAATCCAGAAAATAGACTATGGCTTAATTTTTTTAATGGTTCTAATTATTTTACTTGTAACAATTGGAGATTAACAGACACTCCTTTTTGGACGACTAGTCCTTGGGTTACTAATGCTTATAATGGTATGACGATGTATGACATGGCCGCTGATGCTTATGGGAGAGCAGCCAATGTAAGAGTTAGAATATATAGAAATGATATAGGAGCACCGGTAACCGACCCAAGATTATACATTATAGATGGTGAAAGTCGTTATAGTCGTATTAATGTTGGTTCAACCCAAAGCATTTTTTGGGGTACTATTGAATATAGACCAACACACATACATTTTTCTGTACCTTCAGGTTGTTCGTTTCTTGCTAGGTCTTATGTAACTAATTATAAGTAGTTTTGAGTTGTTTATTAAGTTCCTCAATATATTTAAGATGGGTTTCGTATGCTTTTTGATGTTGCTCGTATATTAGTTCAACCCCTGATAGGTCAAGTTTAGGATTACTTGCTTTTATAGAATCTAATGTAATTTGTTTTTGTGTGGCTTCGTCTATTGCTTCCATTATATATATAATATATAATATTTTATTTAATTTATTTATTTATTTAGGAAAAATAATTTTTTTATTTTATATATAATATATAAAATGAAAATGGACGATTACAAACTTCCTGAATTAAGAACGATTGCTAAATATTTAGAAATTGAAGGTTGGAATAAAATGAAACGTGCCGATTTAGAGGCACAAATATTTTTAAAAGAGGTATCAAATGCGATGATTAATATTATAATATTAATGTCTTAAAAATAATATTATAATGTATTCACTAACAAATCCAAACAAATCCAAACAAATCCAAACAAATCACTTTCTATTACTTAATCGGCTTTTACCCACTTTTGTCTTAGTAAATTTATATTTAATAGTTTTTTTAAAACCCTCTTTTGGAATATATCTAAAAAAGTTCATATTATAAAGTCTGGATTTGCGCGAAAGTTCATTGCTCTTAACTTTATCGTATATTTTCACCTTTTCTTCGCGTATATCTTCTAATGTTTGTTGTTTTCCATAACAGGTTACACTAAATCGCTTTAACAACCCTCTTTGCTCTAAACGATTTTTGATTTGAACTTTAAATAAATATTCAGAAAGACACAATAGTCGGTTTTCATCATAATAAGGTCTATTTGCATAAATAAAAATTAAGTAAAAACTCAAAATAGTGTCTATAGAGGCAACTTTGATTTTGCGCCCTTGTAGTGTTAATACATTATAACTATGACAAGCAACCGTTTTGTAAATAAACGCAATCGCATCATTATTAACAATTATTTCACAATGGTCATCTACATATTCACCAATAGGCTTCTTTTTTCTAATAACAACATTTTTAAAGCCTTCATAATTAAGTTGTTCTTTTAATATTAACGCACTTGACATAGGGTTTTCGCTCAACATATCAAAATCAGGAATAGTATTGACTTGTGCGCGTTCTTTTTTGGGCATATATTGACTATAAAGTGACGCAGCATAACCACCAAAAAACACTAATCCTTGATTTATGAACGATGTTTTACATACTTCATAAAGTTTGTCTCGGTCGCTATCTGAACCATCATAATCTCTCTGAAATTTTATAGATTTACAAAGCTCTCCTTTTAAAGGATAATTTTTGTTTAATAAAGTAATGCGTTTTAATATTTTTTCCCATCGTGTTACATCTCCCATTGGTCTTGACAATTCAACATACATAGCCATACGCAAATAGTTAGGAGGGCAATAATTTATAGCATTTATTTTAATAGCTTTTTTAAATAAGTTTTTAAACAATGTTTTGTCTAAATAGGTTATATCAGCAATGGGAATAAAATTTACAAATACTTTATATGTTCCAGTGTGAACCGATGATTTTGCCTCTACTTCTTCGTAACCAGCTTTATAATATATATTTGTTAACTTTGTCGCATATTCCATTGCTAATGGCGTAAAAAAATCATAGTCAGGTATTTCAATATCTTTGTTATAAAATCTGTCTTGTTCCGGTAATATATTATTTACAGCTGTTCCACCATAACATAGTGTATTATGTGTTCTTAAAAATTCTTCTAATATTTCTATTATTTTCTTTATATTATCAGATTGCACTAATTTTTTTCCTACTTCATAAGTAGCACTATCAATAGCATTTCGTAATATTTTTAATTCTTTTTCTTCAAAAGATTTCATTATATATTATATAATAAATTATATAATATAATGTGTTATTATAATATTTTTCCATAAAATAGAAAATAGAAAATAGAAAAATGCTAGTTATTATTGTTCTCATTTTATCTTCCTGATAAAACACCCTGTAATGCGTTTCCGACATCTTCAAGCTGTCTATGACTTGTAAAAGGAATAATAGCAAAACTAGTTGGAACATTAGCAATTAAATGATTAGGTTTTAAAATCCATGAATAGTTTCCTTTATTTGTAAACTGTGCTATATAGCTTTCTAAATTAGCATCTTTAGTTTGATATTTCATAGCTATAGCATTACAACCGAAACCATAAGCTGACGCAAAATCATTATTATTTACAGAATTATTTAAATTTGGCAATACAATAACAAAATTTCTTTTTGTTTCATCTGTAAACTGACTAGTTTTGCCTGCTATTTCAGTATATCTATAGGTTTTACAATAAGCACTTTTTCCCTTTAAATTAATATATGTTTTCAATTTTGCTAATACAACATTTGTTTCTATTATATTATTTGATGGGTAAAAATCACATATAACAATAATTGTTTTATATAGATCTCTCATTTGGACATTTAATATTGATCCAGTCGTATAATTATGTTGTTTCATTATGCGAAAAGTGTTACTATCCGAAGTAGCTAGATCTAAGTATTGTTCAAATAGTGCACCCATTTTTTCTAACATTGTCAAATTTGTGCTCATAACTCTAAAATTTAAAATCAAAGGATCGCGACTACAATTTGTATGAATAGCATCAAACGCTCGTGTTGTAACGCTACTTAATACATCACCTAAGTCTAAAGAGTTATAGGTTTCTTTTATATAGTTGCTATTTGCGGTTGAGGAAGCTACTATTGGATTATTATTATATGAATAAATTTCAAAATCTAAAAATCGACATCCATTAGAAATTGTTTTTTCTAAAGCACATAAATTAACAAAATTATTTTTATAGCCATCACCACAACAACAATTATAAGCACTTTTAACATAATAATTTTTAAATATAGAATTAGATATATCAAATTTAGTTGTAGTTAGATCCGTTGCGCTACTTGCTTCTACAGTGTTAGCACTTGTAAAATAAGATTTTCCAATATTAGCCCTATAATATTTCTCTAATTTATCACATGTTCGTTGTTCTAACGCTAATCTATCATATATCCAACCAAATAATATTAACAATATTAAAATTACAATACTAATTGTCATATACAAATATAGTGATGGAGTACTATTGTTAGAGTCACTTCCAAAATAATCTTGAAAAAACTTGTTGAACTCTTTGAAAAAACTACCTTTTTTATCTTTTTCCTCCATATTTATATATTAAAACATTTAATTTTAACTAAAATACTTTAGTAGTTTATTAATTAACTAATTTAACTAATTAACTAATTAACTAATTACTTTAATATTAGTATAAAATTATTATAGTATATAAATTATTAGACTATGGCGGGTGGACTATTAAACTTAATAGCTATTGGCGACCAAAATGTTATGTTGACAGGTAATCCTACTAAAAGTTTCTTTAAATCCACATATTCAAAATATACTAATTTTGGGTTACAAAAATTTAGGATAGACCAAGTTGGACAAAAAGAATTGGAGGTTTCAAAATCTACAACGTTCAGTTTTAAAATAGGACGGTATGGTGACTTATTGATGGATACTTATTTAGTGCTAAAATTACCAGCAATATGGAGCCCAGTTTATTACTATAATAAATATAGAGATATTAGTGCTGTTTATAGACCATACGAATTTAAATGGATTAAGCATATTGGATGTCAATTAATGGAAGAAGTTAAAATAATGATTGATGGAATAACTATTCAAAAATTTAGCGGTACTTATTTGCAAAATGTTGTTGAACGCGATTTTGATTCTCATAAAAAAGAGTTATTTGATATTATGACAGGAAATATTAGTGAACTAAATGATCCGGCTAATTTCAATAACCGAAACAACAATTATCCTAATGCATTTAATATAAATGGAACAAACACTGATATTAGCGGGATTGAACCATCTATAAGAGAATATAATTTATATATACCAATTAACAGCTGGTTTACAATGTCGTCTTTTATGTCATTTCCCTTAATATGCTTACAATATAGTAATTTGGTTATTGATTTTAAATTGCGACCATTAGAAGAGTTGTTTACTATTAAAGACGTATTATATGATATGAGTGTAAATACATACAAAATAACTAACTATAATAATATTCCTCAAATACACCCACTTCAAACAACATTAGAATATCAATTTAATAGATTTATAAATCCACCACCATACAGAGATATATCTGGAGACAGTTATATTAATTTGACAAATAGAATAAATAGTAATATACATTTGTTATGTACTCAATGTTTTCTAGATAATGCCGAGCGAGAAATGTTTGCCAAAAATAGTCAAAATTATTTAATTAAAGAGGTCAAAGAATATAGTTTTAAAGAAGTTATTAAGACTAATAAAATTAAATTAGAATCAAATGGATTAATTAGTAGTTGGATGTGGTATTTTCAAAGAAGTGATGTTAAGAAACGCAATGAATGGTCTAATTATACTAATTGGCCTTATGAAAATAGTATTCCAAATGATTTGAAAAAAATCAAGATAGAGTCATCTGATGTATATTATAGTCCTCATTTTACTTATAATAGCGGTGATATTTCCAAAAATATATATTATACAGGGTATAGTCCAACTGTTTATGAACAAACTAATGTATGTGAAATTATGAAAAATTTTGGTATAATATGTGATGGCAAATATAGAGAACAAACATTTGATAGTAGTGTATTTAGCAGAATAGAAAAATACAATAAGTCAAATGGATCTAATTCAAAAGTTGGTTTATATTATTACAATTTTGCTTTAACAACAGACCCTTACAAATTACAACCAAACGGTGCGTTTAATACAAATAAATTTAAAACGATTGAATTTGAATATAATAATTTTGCTAATCCACCTTTTGACATTAGTAATGTGGAGTTTACAACTATTTGTGACCCAGCAACAGGCGCAATAATAGCAACGTCAAAAGACCCTACAAACATTTATAAATATTATTATAATTTGTATATAATGGAAGAAAAATACAATTTATTAATTTTTCAAAATGGTTTTGGTGGGCTCTTATATAATAGCTAAATCTATGTATTATAACTTGTTATAGGTTATAACTATAGCTTATACTAATTTAATTTTTGGAACTTTTCGTGTCCTATTATTTTTCGCTTTAAGCGCTAATTTTAGTGCCTTTGAATTTGCCGAACAACCACGTTCCAATATTTTATAATCTATTGCTGCTGCTTTGCCTCCACTAATAGCACTTGCTAAACGCGCATAACCCCAACTATGCGCACTTTGATTGGGACGCGAACCGGAAGAATAATATGCGCCGCGACCTTTTTTAACAATTTGTAATAAGGCATTTTTAGAACAACCTGTTGCATTTATTAACTCAGAATTTATTGCTATATTTTTAAGTTTATACAACTTTTGCGCTTTTGCTATATGAGCCGATTTTTTGGATTTATAGGAATCAACATTTTTTCGTGTTAAATAGCGCTTCTTTTTATATGCATTACGTGAGGCTTTTAATTGTTTAATTTGTAGTTTTTTATCTTTCAAACTAAGACGACGAGGTAAATATTTAATAGGTATATTTATCATTTTTTATATAATAAATATTATACTATAATTCTATAATATTTATTATATATAAAAATATTATAATATGAATAAAAGTATGAATAAAAGTATGAATAAAAGTATGAATAAAAGTATGAATAAAAGTATGAATAAAAGTATGAATAAAAGTATGAAAGAACAAGTTATGAAAGAAAAAATCATAAAATTTGAAAAAGGACCGCCTGGAAAAAAATACACAGCCTACATTGAAAATAAGACAACCAAAAAAATACGCAAAATACATTTTGGAGCATCAGATTATCAACAATATAAAGATAGAACTCCGCTAAAATATTATTCACATAAAAATCATAATGATAGAAAACGAATGCGCAATTATTTTAATAGACATTCTGGAACCAAAAAAAGAGGCGAAGCAATCAGTTTAGAAAAGAAAAAATCACAGGGCTATTATAATGCTAAAATATTGAGCCATGTATATTTATGGTAAAATCTCAATCACAAGAGTTTCTATGTTGGTTCTTATAGCAATTAATACATCAATTAATTTCTTTTATCACTAACTATACTATATCTTGCTTGAAATGTTGTATTAGAAGTAGTATAAAATCTTAGTGAAGTGGGTCTAGTATCATAGTTACCAAAAAACTCACCACGAAAACGTCCAGTTATATTACTCCATAGACTGTGTCCAGTATAACCCCCCTCAACAAGACCTAGCATATCATATGGTCTAACTATTTTAAATACTAAGAAATTTGAATTTCCATAGAAGTCAGTAACATTCATATCATACATAAGCATTGCTCTATTTATAGGATTACTATCACCTGCCGCATAATTTTGATTTGAAACACCACTTTGTAATGCTACCTCTATAGCTGTATCTCTAAAAAATTGAGAACCAGAAGCATCGTTATACCCAGCATATAATCTTGAAGTATTAGTGTTTCCATAAAATCTAAATGTAGCATGAATCTCAACACTATTATTATTTGATAAATCAATATCAATAGTTACTAACTCTGTTATAGGTGTTACTACATCAACGGTTCTTGTAATAGCAGTTAATTCTAATAGACTTATTCTTGCTAATAGACTATTAATAACACTACTAATATTGTTTGAAGATAAATCGATAACTGTTAATTGATTAACACTAATATTAGTAGCGCTTATATCTTTTATATAAGCGTTTCTCCAAATATTGCTTACATCTCCTAAACTAGCAAACTTTATTCTTCTAATTATAACAATACCAGAACCACCACTACCTGCCAGCCCAAAGAAGGCGTCTCCACCGCCACCACCAGTATTGGCACCACCGTTACCACCGTTATCACCACCAGTGCCTCCGTTATTTAAACCCACTCCACCAATTTGACCACCACGAATATCGCTACGAGCAGCACCACCACCACCCCCCAAACCACCGATACCACTTGACGTTAGCTCACCAGAATTTCCACCTGCTCCACCCCAATAATATGACTGTCCTAGTATACTTGATTCCGTACCAGATTGACCTCTACCCACAAAATTAGTAGTTCCACCAGATGCCGTTAGTAAATTAAAAGAGCTGTTCTGTCCAGGTTCCTTTACATAATTTGAATTGGAACCACCATTACCAACAACAATAGAATAATTTATTCCTTCACTAACGTGATATCCTGTTATAATTCTTACATCTCCACCTTTGCCGCCACTGCCGCCGCCGCCCGAACTACCACCCCCTACAATCAATACTTCTACTGTTCCTGTAAATGGTGCACTAAATGTTCCACTACTAGTGAACGTATATATATCTTGAATACCAATAACAGTATAAGGTATTATAGTGTTTACACTAATATTAGTAGCGCTTACATCATTTATATATGCGTTTCCCCAAGGTTTATTAGAAAGACCAATGGTTCCTTTATTAGGAAGGAGCGGATTTAAATTAGCACTTATATCAATATTTGAAATGCTTATATCATTTATATATGCGTTTCCCCAGCGTTTATCAGAAAGACCAATGGTTCCTTTATTAGGAACTAGCGGATTTAAATTGGTGCTTATATCAATACTAGAAGCACTTATATCATTTATATATGCGTTGCCCCATGCTCTATTAACAAGACCAATGGTTCCTTTATTAGGAACTAGCGGATTTAAATTGGTGCTTATATCAATATTTTCAAAAGTCCAATTACCGCTTTCATCAATATTATTAAAACTACTATCAAATATGTTATAACTTGTTGGAGGACGACCTTGCAAGGAAGAAGTCATTAATCGAGTAGCGCCCGTAAAAGCAATAATAACAAATATTCCAAGTTCTGGAGACCAGCAAATATTTCCCCAACTACTTACATTACCTACACTTATTTGATTCCATATTTTTCCATTATGAGAAGTCATTAGCGCATATGTGTGATTTCCAGAACTAGCAACTCCGTTTCCAGAACTATCCCAACCAATAGCAGCAAATAATTTAAGTTCTGAACACCAACATACATTAAACAAATGACATAAATATGTAAAACTTTGTGTAATGGAAATCCAAGTTTTTCCATTTTCAGAAGTCATTATTTGTTGATTAGCATTAACATAACCAACAGCAACAAATAATCCCAACTCTGATGACCAGCAAACACCAAGATAACCTTTAGTAGATGATGTGTGTCCTGTCCATATTATACCATCTCTGGAACTCATTATATTAGAAGGTTGAGATATATTAGAAACAGCAACAAACATTCCAAGTTCTGGCGACCAACAAATACCCCACCAAGATAATGCACCAAGAGTATTACCTAAGTCTATTGGACTCCATATACTTGCGTCACTAGAACGAGAATACATTACTCTAGAAGTATTATTAGTAGTATTAAACCCAATCGAAATAGCAACAAATATTTCCAGTTCAGGACACCATATAACTCTATACCATTGATTATTTAAATTAGTTCCATCAAGTAGTTTAGGAGTCCATGTTTTTCCATCACTAGAAATCATTACTCTATTATCGTTACTACCACCGGAAGCAACAGCTACAAATATCTTATGTTTAGGAGACCAACAAACACTACGCCAATTATTCATTACAACAGGAACAGACACCCATATTATTCCATCATGAGACCACATTAATCTATTATTTCCGGTATTAGTATCAGATGTGTCACTTGTAGCAACAAATATTCTAAGTTCTGGAGACCAACAAATCCCATGCCATCTAATATTATTATTTACTGCTCTAATAGTCCATTTAGAAACTGCCTTTGCACCACTTGAATAAGGATTTAAGCCAGGATAAGCATCTTTTGCCAATCCATAATAACCATTTACAGCAGACCAACTTGGGTCGCCACTAATGTTTTGATATATTCTGTTTCTAGTAGTTATATTATTATTACTAGCATCAGCCGATAGTTGATTTATATTTCTTATATTACCACCGCTTACATTAAATATTATATTTCCGCTTACACTAATATTAGAAACGCTTACATCATTTATATATGCGTTGGCCCATGCTCTATTAACAAGACCAATGGTTCCTTTATTAGGTACTAGCGGATTTAAATTAACGCTTATATCAATAGACGAAACGCTTACATCATTTATATATGCGTTGGCCCAGCGTTTATCAGAAAGACCAATGGTTCCTTTATTTGGAACCAGTGGATTTAAATTGGTGCTTATATCAATAGACGAAACACTTATATCATTTATATATGCGTTTCCCCAGCGTTTATTAGAAAGACCGATAGTTCCTTTATTGGGAACCAGTGGATTTAAATTAACACTTACATCAATATTTGAAACACTTATATCATTTATATATGCGTTTCCCCAGCGTTTATTAGAAAGACCGATAGTTCCTTTATTGGGAACCAGTGGATTTAAATTAACACTTACATCAATAGACGTTACGCTTACATCATTTATATATGCGTTATCCCATTGTCTATTAATATAACCAGCAGCAAATACAGGAATAATACTAGAAAGGTTGACTGTGCTACTCTTTGCATATCGAATGACAACAATACCTGAACCACCGCTACCGCCATTGCTCGTCGCGCCGCCGCCACCACCTCCACCACTATTAGTAGCACCATTACCACCATTACCACCACCACTACCATTACCACTTGAATTTAATGCTGACCCCCCACCAACACCACCACCGCTGGCGCCACCACCACCACCACCACCACCTATGCCACCGTTGCCACCCACGCCGCCGCCGCCCCCATTGGCCCCCCCGCCACCGCCTCCCCAGTAATAATTTGGTCCAAGGATATTATTGACGACACCAGCACCACCAATTCGAGTGTCCCCATTGAGCCCAACACCCCCAGCACCACCACCCCCGCCACCTCGTGCCACTGCCAACCCGTTGCCACCTGTGTTACCGTATGTAGTACCGCTATTAGAACCAAGAGTACTAAGAATAGTAGCTCCTCCTATCCCAGCATTTCCGGCACCGCCTCCACCACTCCCTCCTGGATTTCCCGAACCATTAAATAGTGAGCCGCCACCACCCCCCCCTCTTGCGATTGCACCATTAAAAGAGCTATTTCCACCATTGGTGCCGTCACCGCCATTAGGGCCGCCACCACCAACAACAACAGCATATGACCCGCTACTGGAGACACTAACAGCAGGTAAATATATAACCCCACCTCCACCTCCTCCACCACCACCGCCCAACAAGGTGCCACCACAACCACCCCCACCAACAATCAAAACTTCGACTGTTCCACCGACTAATGGAGCAGTAAAGATTCCTGATTCTAAGAATGTATGGACAAAATGGGTCTCAGTAGTCGTAATAATTCCTCCTGAACCCTCTATGATTGGTATATTAACATTTAAGTCATTAGTAAATATTTTGTTCCATCTCTTTGTTAAAGAACCTAAATGAGACATACTAGCATATAAAGGCACTATATTACCACTTATAGTCATATTTGTTACGCTTACATCATTTATATATGCGTTGGCCCATGCTCTATTAACAAGACCAATGGTTCCTTTATTAGGAACTAGTGGATTTAAATTAACGCTTATATCAATAGACGCTACGCTTACATCATTTATATATGCGTTGCCCCATGCTCTATTAACAAGACCAATGGTTCCTTTATTAGGTACTAGCGGATTTAAATTAACGCTTATATCAATAGACGCTACGCTTACATCATTTATATATGCGTTGGCCCATCGTCTATTAACAAGACCAATGGTTCCTTTATTAGGAACTAGTGGATTTAAATTAACGCTTATATCAATATTTATAGCACTTATATCATTTATATATGCGTTGCCCCAGCGTTTATCAGAAAGACCAATGGTTCCTTTATTTGGAACCAGTGGATTTAAATTGGTGCTTATATCAATATTTGAAACACTTATATCATTTATATATGCGTTTCCCCAGCGTTTATTAGAAAGACCGATAGTTCCTTTATTGGGAACCAGTGGATTTAAATTAACACTTACATCAATAGACGTTACGCTTACATCATTTATATATGCGTTGGCCCATGCTCTATTAACAAGACCAATGGTTCCTTTATTAGGTACTAGCGGATTTAAATTAACGCTTATATCAATAGACGAAACGCTTACATCATTTATATATGCGTTGCCCCATGCTCTATTAACAAGACCAATGGTTCCTTTATTAGGTACTAGCGGATTTAAATTAACACTTATATCAATAAAACTAACGCTTATATCATTTATATATGCGTTGGCCCACGGTCTACTAGATAGACCAATGGTTCCTTTATTAGGTACTAGCGGATTTAAATTAACGCTTATATCAATAGACGAAACGCTTACATCATTTATATATGCGTTGCCCCATCGTCTATTAACAAGACCAATAGTTCCTTTATTAGGAACTAGTGGATTTAAATTAGTGCTTACATCAATAGACGACGCACTTACATCAATTATATAAGCATTACCCCAATAGTTAGTAACACTTCCTAATTTGTGATCGGGGTTACTGTCAGGGTAAGGAAAAAAAGGAATTATATCACTAGAAACTTTTAGTAAACTAATATCAGAAGTTCCACCTCCAGAACCACCACCAATACTAGTGATAGGCAAATCGTTTATTGCATTAACTTTCAAGTTATATACAAATATAGAACGCCATTTATTTGTTTCAGAACCCAAATTAAAGGTGTTATCAAATAACGGTATTATAGTACCACTTATAGTCATATTAGAAACGCTTATATCATTTATATATGCGTTGCCCCATGGTCTATTAGAAAGACCAATAGTTCCTCCGTTGGGAACTAGTGGATTTAAATTGACGCTTATATCAATAGACGAAGCGCTTACATCATTTATATATGCATTGCCCCAAGGCTTACTAGAATTACCAATACTTCCTTTATTAGGAAGGAGCGGATTTAAATTGACGCTTATATCAATAGACGAAGCGCTTACATCATTTATATATGCATTTCCCCAACGTCTACTAGATATACCAATGGTTCCTTTATTAGGAACTAGTGGATTTAAATTGACGCTTATATCAATAGACGAAGCGCTTACATCATTTATATATGCATTGCCCCACAGTCTATTAGAAAGACCAATACTTCCGCTATTGGGAACTAGCGGATTTACATTAACACTTACATCAATAGACGAAGCGCTTACATCTTTTATATATGCATTGCCCCAAGGTTTAGTAGAATTACCAATACTTCCTTTATTAGGAAGTAGCGGATTTAAATTTGTGCTTATATCAATAGACGAAGCGCTTACATCATTTATATATGCATTTCCCCAACGTCTACTAGATATACCAATGGTTCCTTTATTAGGAACTAGTGGATTTAAATTGACGCTTATATCAATATTTGAAACGCTTACATCATTTATATATGCATTGCCCCACAGTCTATTAGAAAGACCAATACTTCCTTTATTAGGAAGTAGCGGATTTACATTAACACTTACATCAATAGACGAAGCGCTTAGATCTTTTATATATGCATTGCCCCACAGTCTATTAGAATTACCAATACTTCCTTTATTAGGAAGTAGCGGATTTAAATTAACGCTTACATCAATATTTATAATACTTATATCACCTAAATTAGCAGTTATAGAAGTAATATTTCCACTAGAAGTAATATTTCCACTAGAAGTAATATTTCCGCTAGAAGTAATATTTCCGCTAGAAGTAATATTTCCACTAGAAGTAATATTTCCACTTATACATGTATCTCCTAAAACATGCAAACTATAAGCACTACTTGGATCTAAACCAATACCCATTTTATTATTTACTCTAACATGTTCGTTGCGAGCTTGTAATATAATATTGCTACAGCTATCAATAATCATATTACCATTTGACAAATTTTGTAAATATGTTACTGGAATTTTATATACATTTGGTTGATTAGTAATTAAGTTGTAACTATTTAAAAGTCCAGTAATTTCAGGTATATCAATAAATTGTGATGATGCCATTTTAATATAGCAAAATATAATTTTGCTATTATTAAAACATAAAACACTATTATTTATTATTATCTAAGTCTTAAATAATTAGAAGCATCAACATAAATTTCTCCACTTATTAATGATAAAATGTTACTAGAATTAATAGTATTAAATGTTAATCTACTTATATCACTTATAATAAGTCGTGGCGTTCTAATATATGATTTTTCACTTATACTAACATTGCTTATATCAATAGCATAGCTAGGATCTAATGTATTTATACCAATTTTATCAGTTACCAAAAGTCGTGGCGTTCTAATACCTTGTTTTACACCTGTTCCAAGATTGCTTATATCAATAGCATAGCTAGGATCTAATGTATTTATACCAATTTTATCAGTTACCAAAAGTCGTGGCGTTCTAATACCTTGTATTACACCTGTTCCAAGATTGCTTATATCAATAGCATAGCTAGGATCTAATGTATTTATACCAATTTTATCAGTTATAAAAAGTCGTGGCGTTCTAATACCTTGATTTTGACCTGTTACAAAATTGCTTATATCAATAGCATAGCTAGGGCCTAATGTATTTATACCAATTCTATTAGTAGAGGTATCTATACATATACATTGTTCCATAGTCTGTTCAGTAAGGTTACTAGCTGTAAGCGCTGAAAAAGTTCCTATAAGTGTATTAATAGAATCTTCTGGCATATTATATTAATTAATAAATATAATTAGCTTTTATATATATATTTTTCTTATTACTAAAATGCTTTTTCAATAGTACTAATTCTATTTTCTAAAATACTTATTTTATTTATTAATTCTTGTATTTGAATATTTTGATTGTTTATTATATTTATTAAATCATGATTAGTTGCTCCATTTGTATTACTTGTTCCATTATTGCTTTGATTATTAAAATTTAATACATTTTTAATATTTTCAACATTAGTGTCTAATTCTTTTAATGCTGCTAAACAATATATAAAAATAGAGTTATAATTTATGCTATAAGGAGTTTGATCATTACCTCTAATCACGCTAAATTTAAGTTCATCTATTTTTTCAACTTCTTGAGCTATTAAACCTGCTTCTATTATATAAGGTTGTTCTAGTGGTCCACGATAATCTAGTGCCATAAAATTGGCTGTTTTCTGATAAATTTGAGGTTTTAATTTTCTTATTATTGTTAAAGCATTAACAATAGCTTCCTCATTTTGTTTTAATCTATCGTCAGAACGTATATTTATAAAATTAGAATTTATAGTTCCAGCTGTAATAGCGGTTCCGTTTCCTTTAATATTTAACGAACCATCTATCCATACATTTCCATTTATAGAAATATCACTTCCACTTATGTTTGTAATATTTCTAACAAATAAATTGGTTGTTCTTATTGAATTTGAAGAATTAGCAATTACTAAATTTCCATTAATACTTATGTCGTTATTCTCTATATTTGTAATAGATTTTACAAAAAAATTAGTTGCGCAAGTTAAACTATTTACAGTACAACCACTTATAGTACAATTAGGAAAATTTCCACTAGCACAAATGATATTTTGGAAGTTTACTAAACCAGAAAAGTTACTTAAAGTATTGGTTATTCTAGTAGTTGATCCTGTTATAATAATTGAATTAGTACTAATTCCAGAACTATTAATTATATTAAAACCATTTATTAATGAACCGGCTATATCAATATTTATTGTACCACTCACATCTATTTCATATTGTGGTACTGACTTTTTTACTCCAATTCTACTATTTCTTGTATCAATACAAACAACATTACTTTCAGTTGGACTTATAACATTATCCACTATAGCACTAACACTGGTTACTATCTTATTTTGTGCCATATTAATTATATTAAATAAATATAATTAATATAATAAAAAAACTTATAAAAAACTTGTCTATTAAAAACTTGTATTGTATATACTAAAATCCAAATCTTTGTTCCAATGTTTTGTTTGTTTTATTTGAATAAATAGGATGTTGCATAGGCTTATGCATTGAGCTAGCATCTTCTTTATATTTCAAATATGAAACAGCTTCATTATATACACTTGATATACAATAATTTAGAACATGACTATTTAACTCTTCTATTTGTTTTGGTATATTTGTGTCTAAATTTTTTGAATATTGCAAATACATTGATCGCATTACTAAAACAAGTTGGTCTTCTGATTGTTTATCTATTAATATCCGTTGATTAGATTTATCATAAACTCCTTTGCGAATACTATTTTGTATTAACTCAATATTCTTTTTAGAAAAATAGCTATCTGACAACATTGATCTCTCAAAATTACCAGCTAATACATTTTGATAATTAGTATTAGTATTTATGGGAATTCTATCCATCATAGAAAATTGAGTAGCTATATTTGGACCCATTATATTTACTTTACCATTAAATTGGTTCATATTATTATAAATAATAATATATTTTATTTCTAATATTTACAATATTTATAATATTTATAATATTTATAATATTTCTAATATTAGTTTAATATTAATAATATTTTATTAATATAATAATGTTAACAACTTTCAATAAAAGTGTGTTGTTTATTTCTACAATATTATTAATAGTAGGATTAATAGTTGTAGCAAATTTTATTATTAAAAATAAATCAACTGAAGTATATCCACCTGTTGTAAGTGATTGTCCCGATTATTGGGATGTTGATTATGATAATCAAGGAAAAAAACACTGTAAAAATAATACATATATAAATGATGGTCGTTCAACGGCAATTTGTCGCTCCTATCCACACGCTTTATTTTCAGCAAATGGCTCTTCACCCGATGATATACTTTGCGAAAAGTCTAAATGGGCTAAAGATTGTAATATACATTGGGATGGAATTACAAATAATCCCAGCGCATGTGTAAATACTTCTATTTAAACTTATATATTTTTATATTGTATAAATATAAATTTAAACCTATATATTGTATAAATATATATATATATGAATAGTTATATTGTTAGTGATTTTAGCTTTAATATAGGTGAAACTGTGATAAGTCAACAATATGTTAATTCACTTAAATTACAAGTTCCATGGGGTATTAATTTAACATATATTTATAAAGATTCAGCTTTAGATACACAATTTATCACTAATAATAAACATTTAGTTATTGAAAACAAGAATGTAGATGGAAATATTATTCTTAAAACACAAGGAACAGGAAAAATTATTATAAATGATTTAAGTGTTAATTTAATTAATAGTCTGCCTTACAGTGGAACAATAACAGCTACAAATTTATCACCAGCATTATCAAATAGATTAGATAATATCGAATCTCAATTACAAACAATACTTGCGCAATTAGAAACTATTGAACAGGCAAAGTTAAACGAGACATAAACAATATGTCAATAGCTGCTAAACAATTAATTAATGCTAACATATTGGGCATATAAGAAGTTTTAATAGTAAGTGAACTGTGTATCACAAATAACTTAATTTTTTGTATTATTTTTCCTAAACAATTATATATAATTGTATTTTATTGTATTTTATTTTATTTTATTTTATTACAATTAATTTTACTAGTTTTTATATTAATTAAATATAGAAACTAGTTGTTATGTCAATAACAAATAAATTAGTGGCAAATATAAAACAAACACAAGTTGATATAGGTAAATTTACAGACACAAATAATGTTATATGTATTGATACGTGTAATAATCGTATTGGTATAAATAGTAAAACTCCACGCTATTCAATTGATATATGTGGCATAAGTGGTAAAATTTTTGTAAGTAATTTAGAAGTGGCACAAAGCGCTAGTTTTTTAACTATAAACTGTACTGATGGTAGCTTTACACGCAATTTAGACACAAGTTTTATTAATTTCAAAACTATTAGTGGATCATCAATAAGAGCAACAACTATTAGTGGATTTAATATTATTGGAATTTGTGGAAATATAATAGACTTAAGTGGTACTAATATTAAACTTAGTTCTGAGCTGACAGCACTTACTATTAGCGCAAATACTATTAATGCTAGTACTATTATAACAACTGATTTAAGTGCTATTAATTATAGTATTGAAAGAGGTATTTTTAATTCTATTAGAACTATTAGCGGCGATTTTAGTAATATTAGTGTTATAAGAAATACTAGAACTAATATTAGTGGTGGAACTATAGATTGTAGTAATTTAAATGCAAACTTTATACTAAGTAATACTATAGACTGTAGGCAAACACTTTTCGCAGGAACTATAAGAACAGATGATTTAAGGTCTGCTTCAGGAGACCAATTTTTTACACTTTCTAATGGGTCATTTTATTTAAATACTGGATTAGGAGCTCAGAACAGAGCTGATATACAAACTTTAATAGATGAAAAATTACAGGAGGACCTTCCTACAAATGTTCTAACAGCTACGAGAGGTTATATTAGTGATTGTTGTATAAATAATTTAAAAGTGACAAATATTGATATAAGTGGACGTTTAACATTACCACAACAAACTTCGGGACTTCCATATAGTCTTTCTTATGGAAGTTTAGCAATTAAGAAATTTGGAAGCAGTTTAATAAATAGTTTAACGCTATATAATAGTAATTCAAAATGGTCAAATATTTTTACCACAACACATTATGCCACACTTGACTTAAGCACTAATTATAATAACAATATAGCAAATTACATAATACGAGACAATTTTAATTTACTTAATTATAGATATATTCCAATAAAATTTAAAACTATTAATGCTAGTCCAGCAAAAACAGAGTTATTTAATATTACTCCAACTCCAAATGTAGACAAATATATAGAAATAAGTAACATCGATTTAAGTTCGGGAATTTACGAAATTAATGCTAGTGTTACGTTAAGTTATATAAATAGTATAAGTGGTGATGTTGAACCTAATGATTTTACATTTGGATTATATGATAAGGCAATTTTAGATAATAGAGTTACTAGTAATATTACTAATATTACTATTGAGACTTCTTATAACTATGTAAAAAATAAAAATCTTATATTGGCATTTGATAATAGTTATAACTATTCTAGTGTATCATTACATTATATTGGACCATTATTTTCCTATTCTTATAATCCTATTATACTTAATTATAATAGAGGATTATGTTATTTGGTAAATTCACAAAAAGATATTTCTAATTTTAATGTAGAATATTTTAGTTCAACTATTAAACTCCTAAATTATGACACATAGCATAATATTTTTTTTATTTTTACAATTATTTTAGTTTTAAAGTAATTATAAAAAATTTATTGTTTAATGTTTAATAATGTTTAATTTAATGGCGTCGTCTTGACCTTCTTGACCTTCTTGACCTTCTTGACCTTCTTGATTTTCTGGGTCTTCTAGATCTTCTTGATTTTCTTGATTTTCTTGATTTTCTGGGTCTTCTAGATCTTCTAGATCTTCTAGATCTTCTTCTTCCTCCTGTTCCTGGGAGGGGAACAGGGGGTATGTGGCGTTTGCCGTCACCGACGACGTCTTCCACTAGACCGGTGCGCTCGCCATCATCACCCTTGATCACACTGCTGTCGTCACCATTGCCGTCACCATTGCCGTGACCATTGTCGTCACCATTGCCGTGACCATTGCCGTGACCATTGTCGTCACCATTGCCGTGACCATTGTCGTCACCATCACCGTCACTGTCACTGTCACTGTCACTATCATCATCGGCACGGGTGCGTAGCAATTGATCTTCGGTTTGAGTTCTGGCTGCAGCATCGGGGTCGGGTTCGGGTTGAGTTATGGCTGCAGCATCGGGTTTGGGTTCGGGTTGACCTTCGGGTTTAGCTATGGCTCTAGCATCGGCTTCGGCTTGATCTAAATTTGCTCTAGCAATACGTATCGCATTTTCTCTATTACTATCGTTAATATCTAAATTTTCTGCCTCTTGAAGTGCTAATTCTGCCTGTGCTACAGTTAGTCCTCCTCTCATTCTTCTGGTCGTTTTTCTAGAACGCTTTGCCATTCTTATTCTTATTATAATATAATATAATAAAAAAAATTTTATAAATATAATAATCTCTAAACGAATAAACAAATTACTTACTTTATTTTGATTATTTTGATTATTTTGACTTTTTTGATTGTGTTTCAACTTTATCAGTTTTATTAGGCAATTTTAAAAAGTCATTATAAGCAATTTTTAATTCTTCAAGTTCTGTTAGCCACATTTCTTCTAAAGTTTGTGCTTTAATAGTTTCTAACTCAGTTTTCTTTTGTTCATGTTCTTTCATTAATTTTTCAACATTTTCCTTGCTTACCGAATCCATTGGCATTTTAATTAAATAATTAAAGTCATTATTTTCTCCTAAATCAAATTTGAAATTTGTTAAGATTGTAGCAATCTCTTCCTTAGACTTTTTTCGTAAGTCAATAGTATCATCTAAATTATATTGAATAAACCGCGCTTTTGATGTTAATGTTTTAAGTTCTTTGTCTAGTTTTACAATAATATATGCTTTGCGCTGCGCATAATAGTCAAGTCTAATAACATAGTATGCATCAATAATGTCATAAACATTATTATATTTACGCAATTGCTCTTTTTCATTAAATAAATGCATGTTTGTATTAGATTGAATGCTATAAAGTTTCAAGTATTTTTCAATACCCTCAATATTATAGTCGTGCTTTTCTAGCAGCAATTTACTCATTAGTCCTGGATAAAATGTAATCTCAAATTCAACATTTAAATCAGTTGACATGTCTTTATAGTCTTTAATAACATCTTCTTTGTTTCCTGTTTTAATAGTTCCACTATTATTATTGAGTCGCTGTTCTAAAAATTCCTTATAGTCTTGGGTCCATGTTCCAATAGGAAGCTCAGTAACACGAATTTTATCATTACCAAGTATTTCATAACACCCTTTAATAACATATTTATTAGCTTGTTCATCGCATGGATAAATAGTTCCTTTAAACCCTTGATAATATGGTTCGATTACTAGCGACTTCATAATAGAAGCATTAGTATTCTTAAGCTTAGTTACTAAATAATCAATAATTTGAATCGGATTATAACACATAATATCTGTGCTAAATCCTGTTCCAATGCCCTTTGCACCATTCACAAGCACCATTGGAATAATTGGAACATAATAAATTGGTTCAACATACACTCCATCATCTTCATTATATTTAAGGACATAATCATCTAATTCAGGAAATAGTTTACGAGTAATTGGATTTAAGTATGTATAAATATACCTTTCAGATGCTGCGTCCCTACCAGCACCCATTAAACGCGTTCCAAACTGACCACAAGGCATGAATAAATTAATGTTGTTTGAACCAACATAATTTTGCGCCAATCCAATAATGGCGCCATTTAAGCTTGCTTCGCCATGATGATAACATGAATGTTCCGAAACATAACCACTGAATTGCGCCACTTTCATTTCAGATGTTAAATTTTTCTTAAAACCAGCAAACAAGATTTTCCGCAAACTGATTTTCAGTCCATCGCAAATATTGGGAATTGAGCGATCATTATCATATTTTGAAAAGTGTATCATATCATTATTAATAAACTCTTCATATGTCACTTCTTGGTTAGAAGTATTTAAATACACATTTCGGTCATAATGTGAAAGCCAATTTTTGCGATCATCTGCTCGCTTTTTATTAAATACCATATCAATTGTTTGTCTTGAAGTTTCGGTGCTCTTAAAATTTACAATTTTCTTCTTTAAAAAGTATTCTTTAAATTCTTTGCTAGTGCTTGTTCCCAAACCTTTGTAATATTTAATAGACCACTTTTTGCTGTCTTGCTGGCTGTTTTCTCTCCAATTCATATATTCGCCATTATTGTAAAATTCAAGCGTTGTTTTGCCTTTTGTTGCCTTTAAAATTGGAGTATTCATGTATCCAATAAAATTGGGTATTTGAATTAGCGACTTCCATTCGCTATCAATCATATTTATACCAAGACCTTTAATATGGCTTCCATCTAAATCTTGATCTGTCATAAATAATATTTTTCCATACCGCAATTTAGTGCTAACGTCATTTGCTGAATATTCTTTACCATGTTCTAAACCAAGAATTTGCTTAATTTCAGTAATTTCTTTATTTTCCGAAATTTTACTAATGTTTTCACCACGAATATTAAACATTTTACCTTTCATTGGATAAACACCAATAATATTACGGTCTTCACGTGACAAACCAGAAATAATACCTGATTTTGCCGAATCACCTTCACACAAGATTAATATACATTCATTCGACTTAGTTGTTCCGGCATAATTTGCGTCTACAAGTTTTGGAATATTGCGAATAGTTTTACATTTTGTGCCGTCTGTTTTTTTTGCCGCTTTATTTTCTTTTACTTCCGTTAAACTACAAGCCACAGACATAACACCCATTTTTGCCAACTTTTCTATAAACTTAGCGCTTATTTCACAAGATGAACCAAAATTGGAAACCGCAGTGTTTAAATAGTCTTTTGTTTGGCTATCAAACGCTGGATTTTCAATGGTGCAATTTACAAATATCATAAGTTGTTCCTTAATTGACGCCGGTTTAACTTCAACATGCTTCTTTTCTTTAATATAAAGAGTTAGTTTTTTTACTAATTGTCCTACAATATATTCCACGTGCTTTCCACCTTTAGATGTATGAATACCATTTACAAAACTGACTTGTGTAAATTCTTCATTTGGAGCTAAGCAAACAGTATATTCCCAACGCTCATTTGCCTTTTCATAAATGCGTGGATGTTCGCTTTTACAACCAATATAAAGATTAGCATAACTTTCAAAATCTTTGACGTCTGGATCAAGTTTAAGTGTATTATATTTGACCTTAATAGATTTATCTGTAACCGCAGCAATATCAAAAATTCGCCGAATTAATAGTGCTTTAAAATCACTGTCAAAATTGCCTTCTTTTAAACCAAGTCGCTTAAAATCGGGCTTAAAACTAACACTTGTATAAGGTTTGCCTTTACATTTAGTAATTGTTGGTTTTTCAATAATATTTAAATTATTTTTGAATTCTTGGACATATTTTTGACCTGTTTTTGCGTCTACTGTTTCAATTTTGCCCCACGTCGACCATATTAAAACTAATTTAAATCCAAATCCATTTTTTCCTCCAACTACTTTTTTTTCAGTTTTATCATAATTAGTAGAAGTTCTCATATGTGCGAAAATTAGTTCTGGAATCCATACACCATATTCAGAATGAATAGAAACATCAATCCCATTACCATCATTAGTTAATGTTATAATACCATCATCACCAATAACGATTGATATATGTGTTACTGGATAATTTACTTCATTTTTCTCCTGATCACTTGTAGAAGCAATTAATTGTTCCATTCTTAGTGCATGATCTCGGCAATTAACAATTGCTTCATCAAATAGTTTGTATAGACCCGGAATAAAATTTATGTTTTTTTCTACAATTTTCTTATTTACTTCATCGTATATATACATATTAGACGAAATTTGCTCAATTGACCCAATATATGTGTCGGGATTATCTAATACGTGCTCTTTATCTGTTTTTTTTTGATATTTTTTAGTTATATCATTATTTATAGGAACTTTTGAACTCATATGTTATGCAAATAGTCTTAATATTATAAATAAGAATTATTTATACTATTTATCAATTTTATTTATAATATTAGATTAATTAATAAATATTAGTATTTACAATAATAATCATTAATTTTTTTAATTCTATATACTAATACTAATACTAATATGTCTAGGTGCTTTCTATTAAATAGTGTATATAGTGAAATTAGTAATAATAAATATATTTTTAATAATTTATTCCCTAGTTCAACCACAACTACTATTTCATATGGATTATATGACACTTCAAATAATATTAACTATATTATTAGAAATGTTAGTAAAAATTACCCATTAACCTTTTACAACAGTTCTATAAATAGTACTATTTCAAATATAATAACATTTGAACCCTTAAATAAAAATGACCCAATATTAATTTATGTATCAAAAGGACAAGATTATAGTTTTAATAACAATGATTATTTTAGATTTTACGATACTTCATTTCAACTATTAAATATTAATCATTATAGAAGAGAACTTTATGATAGTTCGCTAACTGACATAGTTAGTAATTTTTACTTTATGAATAATCAGCGTTACAAATTTATTGCAACAACTGATTTTTGTTCTAATCAGCCTTTTAGAATTTCTGGAAATTTACTAGGAAGTGACGCTAGTTATAGATTAACTAGTGTTGGTGCTAGTTTCGAAATTACTATACCAAGTAATGCTAGCAATATTGGCACGCAAAGACTATTTTATAGTGATATAAACACTGATAGTACAAATGATATTTGTGGAAATCTATTTATATTAAGAGATGTTAGTTATAGTTATTATTATGGTGATATAAGTTTTTCTATAAAAAATTATAATGACTTTAGTGGAACTTATATATCAGTAAAGTCGTATGATTACAATTATTCTACTGTTTCTGGTTATGGAACAGTTTCAATTAGTAATAATAACTTATTTTATTATTCAGATTCGTGTAGCTATATTACTCAGGGATATAGCAGTCTTACATATGAGCTTTTAAATAAAATAAGTGCTGTTGATTTATCCGTTAATGCGAATAACACTTTTAAGGTTGGATTAAATAGGAATAGACATATAAGCAATTCTACTTTTAATTACAATTTAAGATATGGACTAACAATTAAAGACTATATAATTATTGACATATGTAAAAATTATCCATTAAGATTACTTAATAATGAAATAAGTAATAACATTTATATAGATGAAACATATCAAATCAACAGAATAGGAATACACACTATTGGCGGATTAAATTATTATTATGGTTCATTAAAAATAAAAGTAGTTGGTTCTTTTATTCAATATCCAATAAATGTTGAATTCATTTCAATTTCAAATAACAGCATTGATTTTTCTTATATACTAACTCTCACATATGAAAATTCGAACATTCCAGCTACAATAAATCATATTGTATATGATTCTTCAAGTAATTCAATATCATATTATGACTTTTCAAATAGCAATTTACTCCTACAAAATCAAAATTATGTGTCTTATGAATTAAGCAATTATGATCAATCAGTTAATAAATTTAGATTAAATTTGAATACAGACTATAATGAAGTGGGTTATAGTTCGAGAGATAAATTAAAAAATGACTTAACTCAATTTGTTAGTGCAACTCCTTCTGTGGATGAAATTAATAATGAATTAAGTAATAATTTCTTAGTTAGGCCATTTTATATTTACTATAATGTATTAGATTATGAAAATAATTCTATTCAAAATATTAGAGAAATAGAGCTTAATAGTGGTCCTATTATTGAAATAAGTAATAATTATAATAACAATAATAACAGCATTTTTACTATTCCTATTAATACTAATAGTAATAATAATGCTAGTATATACAATTTCTATGATGACATTAAGGTTTATATATATGATACAAGCAAAAACAAAATCTTTATTCCATTTGAAATAACAATTAGTGGAAGTTATTTCCAAAATAATACGACAGAGAATTTAATTATTAACTATACCTTTAATAATCTTTTAAGTAATGCTGCAAACCAATATTATTCAACATTTTTTAATAATATTACAATTAACACTGACCGAAATGAGATTAATCTTAAGAATATAGAGTTAATGTCTATAAGTGTTTATAATATTACTAATGTGTTGGTTGATGAAATTGGTCGTAATAATACTATTAATAACATTGATAATACTCAGTTCTTTATTAAATACTCCGGTTCATCTGGTAGTGATATTTGTTTAAACTCATCTAATTTAAATTTAATTAATGGGATTCGATTTAAAGTTAACAATGAATTTGATTTTAATAGTGATAGTACTAAAATTAATAATAGCTTAGATTCTTCTTTTATAGTATATAAATTTACTTACCTTATAAGTAATCCGAACAAAAGTATAGATATTTCGCTGGGTTTAAGTCCTACTAAGTTTTTTTTTACTGCTAGTGATAATCTTTCAAATTCTTTTACTGTTTCTGGTAATTTTGTTAAACCGAAAATTTTTAAACAAACTAGTACAGCTGCAGATAGTTCGTTTATAGACTTACAAAATATTGGTAATTATGATTTGATTATTAATACAAAAAGTTTAGCTACTACAGATTATTATAAGATAACATATGCTAACAAATTTTTTAGCAATTCTATAACAAATATTTCAAAAACTTATAAAATAAGTGTTCAAGATTATGAACCACCTAGTTTAACATTTTATGATATTAGCGGTAGACTTTTGACAAATCTTACTTACTTTAAACTCTTTTATCCTAGAATAAGACTCTTTAACACATTAAATGATATATGTTTTGCCAAATTAACCAATTTTCTTACAATAAGCAATGATTATATAGATAATAAACCGGTCTTATTATATGAAGATAATTCTACAAAATATAATTTATCTATAAATGAATTGAGCTATAATGTTATTATAGCACAATCATTACGCACTATAATTAGTAATGATGTTAGTGATATTAGCTTGATTAATTTTAGTGTAAGTGATGCCAGTTGTATTATAAATTATAGGGTACGTGATTTATGCTATAATTATTCAAGTGGTATTTCACTAGAATTAAACTTTGTAAATATACCAGATGTTATTTTAAGTGGCCAATCTATTGTAACACTTAATTATATTAATGATTTAAGTTATAGTGACCAAGGTTTAACATTTAGTAGTCCAAGTTTCAGTTATACTCCTCGTCGGCTTTATAAAAAAATTACACCTAGTAATGAATTAACTGATTTTAGTTTTATTACTATTGGTTCTTCTTTTTATAATATAAGCGGAACATGTGATATATGTTTTACACGTCTTGGTAATTATTATTTCAAATATACTATTCAAGAAAGTAATTCCACTCATGTATTAAGACTTCAGCGTTTAATAAAAATAGTAGATAACTCTAAGCCATATATTATTTTTCCTGATTTAAGTTTTATTATTGATGGTTCAGCTGGCTCATTACCGACTATATATAATACTATATCAAATAGTCGCACTAGAGGCTATAATATTGATAATAGTAATACTGAAAATATTGATTTAAGTTTTACTGTAAATACAAAGATAAATGATGTAAGTAGCGTATTATATAATTTTGATTTATGTGATAATTATTTTAGCTCAAGTGCTTTGTCATATACAATAAAATTAGCAAATAATCCGAATGCTTTTGCTTTATCAGATATTAATGATTATTGTGACATTTGTGGACAGTTAAATAAAGTAACTTATCCTGACAATTCTAGCAATATTAATTATTTACCACCACTAACATTTGTTTATACTTTAACAGATGGATGTGGTAATAGTTTTACATTTAATAGAAGAGTTGATATAGTAGATCGAACTAGGCCTACTATTAGTTTTACTTTTAATAACATTTATTCAAGTACTAGTTATAGTATTGTTAGATATCAGGATTATAGTTACGTTCAATTTGACAGTTCTAAAACCGATTTTTCATATGTAGCTTTTGATTATAGTAAATCACCTACTTCGAATTTTGACTTTAATCAAGAAATTCGCTCAATTATTCTTGGTTTTGACCTAATTGATAATTTTGGAATTATTCCAAAAACTACTAACAATGTGCGTATAACACTAAGCGGTTCTAGTTTGCTTTCCACTGATAGTAAAATAATTAATATAACTAATCCAACTGATAATTCTAATATTAACGCACTTTTCAAAGTAATTGGTTCTAATTTTAGTTTAATATATGATATATGTGATAACCAAACTAACTCGAATCGTTTTATAAGAAATGTTAAGATTGTTGAATATATTGGTGACCCTGGATTAAATTTTGACTTTGGTTATAAAGACTTACTCAGTCCATCTAATGAAATATTGAATATAAGTTTTGGAGATACAAGTTTAAGTATCAGAGAAGGTATAGATATTTCTGTAAATCATTATCGTCTCACACCTAGTGATATAAGTTATGATATAAGTTATATATTTGTAAATGCGAATGATACTATAAGTTCACTTATTAATTCAATAAGTGGAACTAGTCTTAAACGGTATGACCCGTCTGCGCTAATTTATAATTTAGGACCATCAGGAAGAAGTGATTTTAGTCATAATATTAAATATTTTCCAATTAAGGCAAATCGCTCAATTTCTAGTTTTAGTGTTATTAATACTTATAAAATTTTAACTGTTACAGTTAAAAATAATGGACCTATTATAAGTTTTGGTCCAAATCCTACAATAAATCATCAAAGTTATACACCATTGATGGATGCTTCTTTTATTTTTGGTGTCACAAGTTATAGCATATATGATGAATTTAATTATTATAACTACAGTCCAACTATAAGTTATAGCGGAACAAATTTTAAAGTTATTTTAGATAGCTCATTAAATGTTAATGACCCTAGTAGTGGAACTTATAGTATAATTTATTATTCAAAGGATAGTAATAATGTAGATATTAGTAGAATTCGCACATTAAGTGTTCAGGATAGTCAAGCGCCTGTTATTACAAGCATATGTGGAGATGCTATATATCTATATCAAGCATCAAATAATGTTTGGTCGTTAGACATATATTCAACTTATACTGAATATGGTGCTTTAGTTTATGATAGTGCTACAAAAAGGTCATATTATTTTAATAATCAAACAATACCAATATCAACTGAATCGGTTTATGATTTTTCATATAAAATTCTTGGAGGAATTAAGTATTCTATTAGATATAACCAGCTAATATCAACTTCTACTTCAATAAGTTATAGTCCTATAACTATTGGTTCTATTAATACAACAAGAACAGATATTTGTTATCAAGTAATTTATAGTATATTGGATTTATGCGACAATGAAGTAAGTGCCAATCGAATTATAAGAATAATACAAAACTATCGTCCTTTATTGTATCCCTATATTGAAGTAAGTAGCAATTCGCCAGTTTTAATTAAGTATTTATTGAGAGATTTGAGTAATGTAGACTCTTCATTAATACAAATAAATAAGGCTATTCCGCAGTTTGGCAATAATGGCGGCATTAATGACATTAGTTATGACTTAAGTCTCTCATATGTTAATAATAATAGTATTAAAATCATTACTTGTGAAGCTATTAAATCTATTGTTTTTAATCGCGCATTAAATTCAAATTATATAAAATTTGAATTACATGTAAAATCATATGATGAGACTAGAAATAATTATAGTGGAACGGCTAATTCTTCATTTAGCACTTATGTTGACTACTCTATAAATAGTATAAGGGTTTTTAATTCACCAATAGATTATCAGCCCATTACTTTTACAGCTATTGATAATTGTCAAAATATTGTAGAACAAAAACAACAAAGCATTACTTTTTATTTAAAAATTATTGATACTAAGCCTCCTAATGTAACAAAATTAACTAATATAAATTTTAGTGATCCAAATAAGTTGGACTATCCGTTACTATCTTCAAGAGCTGTTAGTGAATTAGTTCAAGATATTGATTATTTTGATACTTATGAAAATAGTTATTTAAATTATATAAAGTATTATAAAAAAGTAAAAGTCCCTAATTCTGATGCTTCAAATATAGTTTTATTAGATCCGGGAATAAACATCAACGATATTGTTGATGGAAGTGTAAATTTTGTTAGTGGACTATTTGAGTCTAGTGCCCATGTTTTTAGTATTAGTGATATTAGCCTTACTTATTTTAAAGACTCTTCCTATATTGATGTATCAAATATTTTAACTAACTCAGGCCAATACATTCAAAACTATAATGTAAAGGATAATGCACATAATGTTATTGATATATCGAGAGTTATTGTTGTTAAATCTTTTGGTCCTATAATAAGATTAAACTATCAAACAGATGGTGTTGGTAATAATTATACATGCTATTTGCTTCAACGTTATGAAAAATTTATAGAAAAAGAAGGCTATGTGAGAGATTTTAGTGACATTAACATTAGTTTTACAAAAGTGTCTATAGATTATAGTAATTTAAATGAAAATAGGGATGGCTCATATATTGTAGTTTATAGCGCTACTAATAGTTCTAATATTTTGGGCACAGCAAAAAGAAAAGTTGAAGTATATAGTCCTATTGTGTTAGAAAAGGCGGTTTCAATTAATTTTGTAAATTTAATAACTGGGTCGTCAAATTTTAATAGCAATTCAAAATTTAGTTTGGGCAATGGAGTATACAACTTTGATGTGTGTGCAAATTATGCTTTTAAATTAGTAACACGTGATTTTGATACTAGTATGGCAATATATGATGTAAGTAATTTAATAAGCTTAATTGGTGATGCTTATTATAGTGTAAATAATGAAACCTATTATTATGGAAGCAATGTTAGATTAACAATAAGCGGCGATTTTGAGAGATGTTCATTAAAGTTTTATCCAAACACTAGCAGCTCTAGGGTTGCTAGTTTTCAAAATTATTTAAAAAATAATGAGTATCGCTATTTTTTTATATATGATAATGTTAATTATTTTATAAATTTACAAAACTATTATAATAATTTGAGAGATCCTAACCTAACTATTCCTAGTGCTAACTCATTTACTGTTGATGTGAGTAATCAAAATAATTTTATTTCAAGTTCGCCACCATATTTTACTATAAATGGTTTAAAACAAGATTTACATCTAATATATGGAGTGTATAGATTTCAACAAACTAGTTATAAAAATTTCTATAATCCAATCAAATTTTCTATAACACCAGACGGAACGCATAATGGCGGAGTAGAATACACAAAAACGGTTTTTTCACAAAACTTACCAGGTGTATCAAGACCGTTGCTATCAACCTATAATACTTTAAGTATATATACTCAGATTACTATTAATGCAACTACACCTACAATATTATATTATTATTCAGAAAAGTTTAAAAATATGGGAGGCAAAATTGTGATAAAAAACAATATAGTATTATGTAAAAATGTAACCATTTTAAATAGTTATGTTATTACTAACACAACAAAGTACTTGTTTAATGTAGGCAATACATTTTTAGCAAGATCTAATGAAGTAATGAGAAATAGAATAGTGTTAAACCAGCGTTTTGATGCTAGTGTAAATACTATTAACCTAAATAGAACAAGCGTAAATAGTATAAGCGCTATAAATATATGTTGTGTCACACAACAAAATCTACAATATAATGTATTATATGACTTAAATAGGCATCCAAACAGACTGATTTTTAAAAAGTATAATGATCCAACAAGGTCTAATTATATTCTGGCAAATAGCGGTTCTATTAATGATTTGAATTATTTATTAGATGTATCAACTAGTGATTTGACTTTCCATAATAAATATAACAGTTATATTACTTATTTTAGTAGCATTTACGAATCCTCTTCTGTTATTATGAAAGCAAATGGTTTAAATAATTATGATAGAAGCTTGAAAAACTTATTTTATAATAGTGCATATACTAACAGTCCTTTTACTATTAATACTAACACTAATGATGCAACTACAATTAATACAAATGGTACAAGTGCTAGCTTATTAAATAATGAAATTTTTAATCACATTAATTTTTTTAAAAGAAATAATGTTATACCATCAAAATTGTTGGTTAAAGATTTTAGTTATGCTATTAGTGAATTTTTATTTGTCAAACAAGCAGAGTTATTAAATTTGGACGCCACAAATATTTATAATTATAGCTCATCAATTATTTCATTTTTACTAGCACCACGAATAAAAATAACAAACATTATTGACAACTATGTTATGTTTTCATTAGATGTAAACTATTCTAATTTACACTTTCAGACTTTTGAATTTCTAGTATATAGTTCGAGCTCTACAACTTTTACAAATCTATCAACTAGTATTAGTAATGATAGACTATTTTTTTTAAATGGCTCACTTGTTATTGCTAATAACATGCTATATTATAATACTAATGATGTAAGCGGATTTTATGATGGCTCAAGCGTTTTTAATAAAATGTATACAAGTTCAAATGCCAGAGAAACAACTATGCAAAATATGGTTTTCTTGAATATAATAGATGTTAGTTTAACTAGTTCTATATGTGGTATAACAAAGCAAAATATATATAATAATATATGTTTGGATGAAAATAATAAATTCATTTTTCATAAATATAATGAACAATCTATTGTAAATTATCAGGTTAATGATGCCAATTTAACATTGGCAAAAACATTAACAGAAAATTCTAATAATGACCACTATTTATTAGATATATGTTCAAATATTTTTTACAATAGTTTTAACAATGATGGATTAACAATCCAAGCATTACAGAGTTTAGGTTCTAATAAAAACTATAGTATAGCAATCACATATAAAATATATGATGAAATAGATGTAAGCAAAAATTTTAATATGTTAGATTCTCTCTATATTTTACCATTGTATCTAAATAATATTCCAATATATAGAAGAATAAATAATGTTTATAGCACAGATTACAAGTATAATACTGGCTCATATAGCGTAACTAATAATAATAATGGAATTGTTAGTGAAATAAGTATTAATGCTATTAGCACTACATTATATGGAAATCAAGAAATTTACTCTCATTCGAATACGATATCTAATGGCTTACATAGTAATAGTTATATCATAAACTTAAATGAATATTTTGATATAGATTTAGTTGCCAATAGTTTACAATCGAGTACTTCTTTTACTACAAACACTATTGATCTAAACAATTTGATTTATACCATACTTGATATAAGTTATAATAATAAGGATTTCAGTTTATATAATCTTGAGTCATCTTATAATATTATTTTTGACAAACTGAACTTAACAATATTAAATAGTATGCAAATAAAATTGTTTTGTTTATATTTTAAACTAAAATATTTAGTTTCTTTTATAAATAATGTATATTATAATACAGTTAGTACAAATAACATTCCTTACACTAACAATGTAAATATTCAGTATTATTCAGATCTTTATGATAGTTATAATATATTAAATACTTCTTTTACTAGCACTTTATCTACTTCAACTATAAGTATATTATATAGCGAGCTAGTTAAGAATACAGTAAGCCTTATAACTTTTTATAATGAATTAATAGCTAATTTTAAATATTATAACTACAATATAATAAGTGAAAACCCGATTTACAGGACTTATATATTAAACACTAATATAATAGATCAATTAGTGAGAGACATTAACAGTCTTGTAGAAAATATTGACTTTATCATTTTAAATGAAATCAGCAAGTTTGAAGACACTATTATAAATAGTGACAAGTTCATTTTTACTAGTTATTCTGATATAAGTGCTATTGAATATAATTTAGTAAGTTTTATTGAACTATATAATAAAAGCCAAATAACTTTTACCAGATTTAATAATAGTGAGTCAACTACAACATATTACTATGAGCTATTTGATTCTAATAAATTTATTAACCTATTTGATATAGATAATTTATATCCGGCAGTTTTTTTGAATAATTTTAAAATTAATTTGGATTCATTTGCTGATTATTTTACTAAAATTATACTTAGAACTGGTGGTATTGGTCTTTCAATAACAACAAGTAGTATAACAGAATTACAATCACAATTACCCAGTGTAACCACTTTTACCCAATTTATTGACAAAAATAAATTATTTAGTAATTACCTAAACCCATTAGTAGATATATATGAGGCATTTGAAGTATCTCCAAATAGAATTAATTATATTAATAAGACCTTTCGACTTAGTGGTTCGCAACTATTAATACATAGTAAGCTATCAAATAGCATTAATATTCAGATTAATATTAAATATAGGTCATACTTTTTTAATTTCATTGATATTTCCACAATATTATTAGATATTATTATACCTGATTTAACACCACCAGTCTTAACATTTGCAAATCATGATTTTAGTTTTAATCAAAATGACTTAGTTAGTGGTTCTATCACTAATGTGATAACAAACTTAATACGAGATGTAAGTTACTTTGATATACATCAAAGTCATGATTTAACTATTAGTAATACAAATTATAGTTATTATATAGACATAACAAATGCTCTTTCAAGTAATAATATACAGAATTCTTTGGTATCAATTGAGTTGCCGGAAATAAAGAATACAAACTTCATAACTACTTCTGCACTATTTATTGATATTTCATATATTGTAAAAGATAATGCAAATAATATTAATACTATTATTCGTAAATTAATTATTAATAAGTCAAAAGATGATCCAAAATTTTATTATTATAAAGCTAATGAACTTGAATATCAAAAATTAAGTAATACTACTCTTCCTCCTCCAGTCACAGTAGATGAAAATATAACTATTGCCAGACTTAAAGACGATCTTACAAAATTAATAACAATAATTGATCCACGTTTAGCATTATCGAATTCTTATTTAGAATCGTATATTATGAAAGATGAATTTGATGATTTTTATAGTAGCTCAATATTGGGTATTAGTGTTATAAATATTTATGATTTATCACGTATCAAGATTACAAATAATATTTATGATCAACGTAATATACACTCTACTTATGATGTAATTAATAATAAATTTATAGATTACTTCAATTATACAACTCAAGGCGGCCAAGAATTGGCTAACATTAGTGAAATACTTTTAGATGTTGGAACATATACTTTAATTTATATAAGCAATCCAAGCACCGTAACAAATCTTATTAATAGTCAAAATAGAACACTAATAGTAAATGCAGTTGAAGAAGAAAAACCAATTATTACACATTGTTGTTATCCTAAAGTTGAATATAAACCAATACAAGATAATTATAAATTGGGTTCTCAAAACTCGACAGTTATGAAACGTGTTAAATATATTATTAATAGAAATAGGTAGTACCGCATCAAATATTATAAAAAAAGGACTTAAAGCCGCGCAACAAATATTATAAAAAAGGACTTAAAGAAAATAAATAAAAAATTGATTATTTTAATATTATTATTAACAATAATAATAATATTATGAATTTTTCTAAAAATGAAATTAAAGTATATAATAATAGCGAATTAAAATTATATCAACAAGTTCATTTAGAATTATTGGTTTGTGAGTTAACAGAAATTAAAAGTTTATTAGATTTATTTTATAGCAATGAAACAAAAGCTAGTTTAAATAGCAAACAAAAATTATATGAAAAATATGAAAAAAAATTAACAGAGAAAATTGCTAATAGCAAACGATTGTTGAAAAATACCAAAATTCGTTTATCTAATAATATTAGTAAATGTATGAGTTAAGGTAAAGCGTTATTGTTTATATCATTGGTTCTAAGCTATCAATATTAAAAAGCGCACTAGTATTATTTATTTTTTTCTTCGCAATTTGATATTTTTCAAATAATGGATTTTTCAACACATTTTGCGGAGTATGTTTATGAACTATGCGCGCTATCATTTTATATAGCTTAAAGTCGGGATATCTCTCTGACCCATCATTTTTATACAATATATTTTTATTTTTATCATCAAATACCCATTCTATTATAATTTTTTTAATAGAAGACTTGACTTTTTTAATGTTATCTAAATCTTCAATAAAATAATCAAATAAACTGCACCCTAATCTACATAAGTCAAAACTATAATTTGGATCAATGCGAGGCTTATTTTCATTAAAATATGGTTCACAATTATATTGTGTGCTAGCATCGCCATCTTCTGAATAACTATCACTACATATAAACTTATTTTTAAATTTATAAATTGCTCGACCAAAGTCTATTATTTTGTATATTTTGCCAAATGTTGGCACTTTATAATGAATATTGTTATATTTATAATATAAATACTTTTTTTCCGTAAACACATATACAATGTTGTTAGTATGTAAATCATTATGAGTAAAGTGAAATACTTTTTGATATGTAATTAGTGTAAATAAAATTTGTAAAACAATTGACTCCCATTCAGCGTCGCTTATTTTTTTACTTAAAATATATGAATCTAACGTGTCTTCGCAACATTCTAATACAATCATTTTAACTGGAAATTTCAAAATAGTGCAATTAATAGTGTCACACAATGAATTTGAATCTGAGCTATCTGTTCCACTACCACTCTCATAGTCACTACTTGTGTTATTGCTATTTGTTGAACTTGTTTTATTGCTAGCACTTGAAGACCCTGTATTAGACGAACGCGAAGAACAGGTTAGCCCAGACTTACTTGTTTCATTAACACTTGTATTAATATTACTTGATTTATGAGACTGTTTTTCTATAATATTAAGATTTTCATATGTCAAACTACAGCTATTAGTTATTGTGTCATCATAATTCGTTAGCTCATTCACAGTTTCATTTATGCTTGTTTCATTTATGCTTACATTCACACTAGTGCTTGTTTCATTTATGCTTACATTCACACTAGTGCTTGTTTCATTTATGCTTGTTTCATTTATGCTTGTACCATCGTTTTTACAAATAGGTTGCTCATTAGAAATAATACATAAATCCAAATCTTCAATTGATAATGGATTACTAATATTTAATAATAATGTTTTTTTGTTTTTTTTTGTATTGTTGAAAAAATAATTGACTTTGTCATTATCTTCTAAAAAGAAGAGACTATTTCTATGATTATGAAAATGATCTGACTCAGCTAAATATTCTATGTCTTCCGATACATCCAATTTATATTTGTTTTTTATTCCTAAAAATCCACCATAATAATTTATTCCATTATAAAAATTATAGTCGTTTAGTAGGCAACTTGATAAAAAGGAAAAAAATCCATCAATATATGCTGAATTATTTGGATCAGCAAGTTTCTTATATTGACTATTATAGTCTACATCAGTAATAGATGAATTAGTTGTATCACTAAATTTGGGTAGTTCTAATATATTGTAACTATTATCGTATTTACCAAGCATATATTTGACTGGATCAACTAATGGGCTGAATTTCACATAAATTTTTTTAGTATGTTTATTATTGCTATTATCTAAAACTGTTCCTACAAATTTATTATAGCTCTCTTTTTCCAAAATAGAGTCAAGTTGTAATTTATTGTTTAAATTAATTGAATTATAATTAGTGCTATTTAAATTAAAATATTGTTCATATAATGGAATATAATTTTGAGCTTTTTCTAAATCAAAAAACTCTTCTTTGTTAATTGCCTCAAAAAGCTCCTTGTTATTATTTTTTCTATAGTTTAACTCCATTTAATTTATTAATTATAATAATTTTTTTAATATATAACACAATAGTTTAATATATAACACAATAGTTTAATATATAATACAATAGTTTAATATAAAGTGTTTAAATATTTGTATTAAGTTTAAATATAAGTATATTTAATATACTTATTAAATAAGTAGTTAGCAATGACATTAGAATTGAAAAAATTTGATATAAAATCCATTAGTTTTAGGCCAGATGAAAATAAAGGACCAGTAATAGTGTTAATAGGGCGGCGCGACACAGGTAAATCTTATTTGGTTCGCGATCTACTTTATTATCATCAAGATATTCCAATTGGAACTGTTATTAGTGGAACAGAAGCTGGAAACGGATTTTATGCCGAACATGTTCCTAAACTATTTATTCACGATGAATATAATACAGCTATTGTTGAAAACATTTTAAAGCGGCAAAAAACGGTGATGAAACAAATAAGAAAAGAAGTAGAGGTTTATAAAAAATCTAATATAGACCCTCGGGCCTTTGTAATTTTGGATGACTGTTTGTTTGATGCTACTTGGACTAAAGATAAAATGATGAGATTGTTATTTATGAATGGGCGTCATTGGAAGATCATGTTGGTCATCACTATGCAATATCCTTTAGGTATTCCCCCCAATTTGCGCACGAATATCGATTACGTTTTTATATTGCGCGAGCCATACATAGCAAATAGGCGGCGTATATATGAGAATTATGCTGGTATGTTTCCTACATTTGAGAGTTTTTGCCAAGTTATGGATCAATGCACTGAAAATTATGAATGTTTAGTAATTAACAATAATGCTAAATCAAATAAGTTGCACGACCAAATTTTTTGGTATAAAGCAGACCATCATAAAACGTTTAAATTAGGGTCAAAAGAGTTTTGGGAAATTAGTAAAAATTTAGACTCTGATAATGAAGAAGAAATGTATGACCCAAACATAAGAGATAAGAAAAAAGGTCCCAAAATTAATGTGCGTAAAACTAAATGGTAATGTGTTTTTATTTAGTTTTTTAGTTTTTTAGTTTAATTAATTTATTATTATATATAAATGAATCGTGGTTGGAGAGTCGGGCTCCCCCAACAAACTCAGATTACTATAGAGAGAAAATATGATAGAACTACAGGAAAAGAGCTTACACAATCTGAAGCTGCCTGTGCCGAACGTATTAGAAGTTTGGAAGAAGATCTTACTATTTCAAATAATGAAAATCGTGATCTTAGAGAGCGAGTTGTGGAAGCCGAGACCATTGTGTCCAACATAAGAAAGGCTTCTGAATCATCTCATAATAAAAATCCATATCCAAAAACAAAAACTACTTCAAAATCTCTTAATACAGAGCTTGCTAATTTTTGTCTTTCCTATAAATTAAAAATTGACTTTCCAAATGAATTTTTATGTCCTATTACCGGCCAGATTATGGTTTATCCAGTTACAACCTGTGGAGGACATACATATGAATGGAGTGCTATTTCACGTTGGTTTAGAGCAGGAAATAATACAGACCCTAAAACAGGGTTGGAATTAAATAATAACATATTGTATCCAAACCATGCACTTCGCTCAGCAATCCGCAATTTTGTATCTACTTGTAAGCTTATTATAACAGAGCTTCATAAAAACGAAGTTCCTAATAAAACACAAGGATCTATAAGAATGCGTTCCGCACCGGCAGTGTTAGTTAGTAAAACTAGAAGACAATCCAAAGTTAAAGCCAGCTCCAAATCTAGAAGATTATCTACAACTAAAGCCATATCTACAGAGACAGCACCATCTACATCAACTTATGACCCCAGTTTCCGTCAACAACTTGATTAGCGATGAAAAAAATCTAAAAAATAGATTCAATATCATAGTGATTACATTTAGTTTATTACGTTACAGCGCACTAAATATTAAAAATACACATATTAATATATGTGGGCAACCTACGATTATACTAACTTTCCAACTGTTTATATAACTATTAGTGGTTCAATTGAGAGTCCGCGCGATTTTACACATTTTATAGAACAATGGTTGCAATTATTTAATAATGGTTCAATGTTCAATTTATATTTCAATACTATTAATTGTGGTTACATAAATATAAAATATGCTATTTTAATGGCTCATAAGATTAGACAATTTAAAAAAAACAAATATACTAATTTACAATTTAGCAAAATAGCAGTAGCAAATAAATGTATATTAATTTTATTGCGTCTAATTTTTTATATAGAAGCACCAATTGCTCCCGTTGAAGTATATTATGAAAAAAATAACATAATTAGCAGCGAACATTTTTATCCACATTAAACATATTTTTATTAACTATATTTTAAATATTTAATATATATATAATGAGTTATAGAGAAGAAGACAAAGAATACTTATTAAAAATAATAAAAGCAGTAAATATAATTGAAACGCATATAATAACTAACCCTAAGATTAAAGAATTTATATTGTCTATAGCAAATGATGATATAATAACAAAACTAGATACAATACAAAATGCGGAGTCACAAAATTATATAGCAAGAAATAAATCGGAAGAGATTACTATATTTAACAGATTATCTAGCTTAGTAAATGCTATAATTTATATTACATATTTGCTCTATTTATTTACAGATTTTTATGAATATAAAGAATATGCAAAAGGCAAAGATGATATAATATTTAATAATGTAAATGTTAGCCAAATTAAAGATATTGTTCCAACTTTATTAACCAATAAAGTACAAATAATAGCCGAATTATATGATGCTTACAACTCAAAATCTAAATCAAAAAAAGAATATATAGAGTTTTATAATAAATTCTTTGATATAAACAAAGTTTCTAATGAATTTAAAAGTTTAAATAATCCTATGGCTGCTCGTCCTAAAACTACCAAACATAGAAGACATAAGCGAAGCTATAAGCGAAGCTATAAGCGAAGCGCTAAGCGAAGCTATAAGCGAAGCGCTAAGCGACGCCAATAATAGATTACTTCATAATACTATTATTAAGTATATAATTTTATATATATTTTTAATATTTAATATATATATAATGAGTCGAAAGTTAAGCTCAAGGCTAAAATCATTAACAAGAAGAAATAACGCACTAAGTATAAGAGCAATTCCTGCACCAATAACGACTCTTAGTACATGGATATTAATACACCCTAGAGGACGGCGTCCTTATTATTACAATATTAAAACACGAAGTGTTTCATATGGTGTACCCATTAATGCTGTTATTATAGATAGCTATAGGGAACTTGGAAAGATGGTTGCCAATGATGCGGCATTAAGGGCACGTTATCTTGCACGTGAGCGTCGTCAAGCTGAAGTAGAAGCACAGTTTGCTCATATTGTGCAACCAGCACCAGATGTTCGCCTTGCCTTGCTTAAGACTGATACAGATAATCTTAGAAAAAACTATGATAAGTTATATGCTGAATATATTGTAGTATGTAAATTTCATAAACTACCTAAAATAGAAATAGAAGATTTTTGTGAGAATTGTTTATGTGCTATTGATAATGAAGTTATGATGTATCCAACAGCAATTCGCGACCAAACTAAGAAGGCATATGAAAAATATACCATAACAAAATGGCTTAGCCTTGGTAACACGTCTGATCCATCGCGTATAGAAAAAGACCCATTAACTGTTGATGATCTTAGAGCTAATAGTGCTATCAAAGACAAAATTGATGAATACAAAGAATTAATGCAAAAAACTATAAATGAAAATCCACTACCAAGCGATGATGTGGTTAACGATGCACTCATTAGGGATGTATTGGTTAGCAATGCAGTTGCCAGTGGACCACGAACAAAAAGAACAAAAAGAAGAAAAAGAACAAAAAGAAGAAGGCATAAAAAAATTGACTTTGTGTTTTAACATATAAAACTATTATATATAGCAATGACACAAAGAAACGAGGTTCAATCGCATGGATTTTCTTGGGAACGTGAGCTTATATGTAATGTATTTGGTGTTACTATTGAAGACTATAAACAAATAAAATATACTAGCAAAATGGACTTACCAGCAAATCTAAATCGTCTGGATGGTTGTGACGTGTCTATAAAAACATCATGCAATTTAAATACAGTTTGCATGGCTGATTGCTTACGCATATATGATGCCGTGACAAGCGGAAATTCTTTTCACATGGTTGTAGTTCATTATAATCAAGATGATACAAATAATACAAAAAATATTATAGCTATTACAGAAATAGATTTAACTGCTAGTAGTGATGTGCTATTTGGAAGTCTTAGTCGTTGCCAAATAGAAGAACTTGATAAATTGATAAAATCTATTCCACAAAAAAGAAAACCAACACATGAGGAACATAAAAAAATGTATATTTTGCGAGATAGTTTACAAATGATGAGTGGAGCAATTCATCTTGACATAAAGTGTAATAGTTCTCAAAGCAGACTTCAATGTTCCTTTAATAAATTCCAAGAATTTATTGAAAAAAATCCAAATAAACTAATTGCAAAAAGCAATAACAATGAATTTCGTGGTGGAGCAATTAGTGCGTCTATTACATCTTCTCGTCGACTATTGCGGAAGAAAGAGCTTGTATAATAACATTAATTACAGCATTTGCCTCAGATTGTGAAAGACTACGAGGACCAAGCGTATTGCTTGGAAATGTAACATTATTTATTTTTTCAACTATGTTATCAATATTACACACATTGGAAGCGTCAAGTTTTATGAAATTGTGGGATTGCGGACTGAATGTGCGCCCATCATTTTTATAACATTTACCAGCATTAGCACCAACTCGTCTAAAAGCAATATCATAGTGCGCATTTGGTTTAACATATATAAATCCAGTCGGATTTATTTTTGGTTCAACTTTTCTATTGTTAGTGCTTTTATTCCATATTTGAAATACACATGGAACATCATAATTTGAGCCATTTATTACAAAAGAGTTTTTTTCAAGTTCGACTGAATGTAGTAAATGAAATTTTAAATCAAACGCATTATACATACTTGGTTTTATAAATGATTTAGGAAGAATAAATGCTATTGTATGTGCAAACTCGCAACTTTTTATAATAAATGCTTTTGCTAATGACGATTGTCTTCCAAATGGCGGATTACCAAATACAATAATATTTTTATTATGAGGTGGAATCCATTTCAAGTAATCTTGTTTGACTATAGTGGGTGCTTTAGGGTCTAAATCAAGTCCTATTTTTTCATATGAACTAGGTATATTATGTAGAAAAGCTCCGTTACCCGCTGATGGTTCTACCCATAAATAGGTGCTTGTATGTGGGACCAATTTAGTAATAAGGTTAATACACATTTTTGCCACATTTTCATGCGTATAAAATTGGTCTTTATTATTTGTTCTGAATTTTCCTGTGTCTTGTGTTTCACTTGTTTCCATTATAGCTTTGCTTTATAGTTTCTCTAATATAGACACATTATTTTTAAATCAATTTTAAATTCTAATAAAAATTTACATTTTATATAAAAGTGTTATTTAAAATGTAAAAAACTTAGGTTTAGGCTTTTTCTTCAGTGTCAGCATCAATTTTGGTTTTAGCTTTACTAGCATCTTCAACGGCATCTTCCTCTTCAACTATCACCGGCTCATCTTCTTCAAGTGTGGCTAGCTTTTCAGCACGTTCTTTTTGGCGCCTTAAAATCTCTCCAATACCATGATCGTTATTTTCTTGTTTTCCAACAAGCACATCTTCTGCCTCAAATAGCTCTTTGCGCAATTCCGCAGTACTTGTATCATCATTTGAACCGTCACCAAACAATAAATTTTTGCCAGGAACATCCATTCTATCCGCATTAATTAAGTTACCGTTTTCATCAATTGTTTGCATCAATTTATTGCCCTCTTTTTTGGCTTTAGCAATATTTTCGCGAATTGCCTTTTTCTTACTTTCTTTTACGCGCTCATTAAACTGCTCTTTTGAAATTTCATCATTTTTCTTCTTTTGTGCCATTAGTTCATTTAAATCTTTTTCTAAATATTCTACTCTACCTGTTTTATATGCTTCAGGATGAAATGGTAACCATATACCAACTTGTCCAATATACACATCATGATTTGGATCATCTTCGCGCAACATTTTACACTTTAATTCTGCTTCTTCTTGAGAACCAAATACACCCCTAACTTTTATTCCGCGTGTATTTGTTTGAAAATTATGTTGACTGCTATATTCTTTTTGTAAGTCCTCTTCTTTAGCATCAATGAACGATTTATAATCATCTTCTAATGATGTTACAAATAAATTCTCTCGCTCTTCTTCTACAAACTCCTCCATATCTTTTGTTAAACTATTAAAATCTAAGTTGTATTTATATGCTAAATAATTTAGAAATTGTGTATATTTATCAAATGTTTTTCTAAACTCGAAGTTCTTTAAATAGTTTTCGAAATAAAATAGTTCTTTTCTTTTTATATGATTTTCAGGCGAAATAAAGCTTAAACATACATATTTTTGACCGCTTATTGTTCTGTCTTCATCCAATAAATCAATAACTGTTTCCTGTATTTTCTCTTTTGGTAAATTTGAATTAGAACTTTCTTTAACTTTAGAAGATTTTTTATTGGTCATTTATAAATTATATTAGGTTATAATTTTTAAGTATTATTTTAACTATTTATTTTAACTATGAATTAATAATTTTTAATTATTTTATTTTTTTCTTCTTTATTATTATAAATATAAACATAATGAATTTCACAATGAGCGAATTGATAAAAAGAGCAGTAAAATATTTGATTGAAGGTTTAATGGTTGCTATTGTTGCTTTTGTTATTCCACAAAAGCAATTAAAATTTGACGAAATAGCAATTATTGGATTAATGGCAGCTGCAACATTTTCCATATTAGATACATTTATTCCATCGATGGGTGTTTCAGCGCGCTCTGGTGCAGGTTTTGGCATAGGTGCTAATTTAGTAGGCTTCCCACGAATGGGCTAAGCTATAATTTTTTAGCAAGTTGTAGATAAAATAATTATTTTAATATATTATTTTAATAATTATTTTATATATTAAAATATATATTAGACTATGGCATTTACACGATTTTATGATGACCCTTGTAGAATTCAAAAATATTTAGAAGAAACTACTAACATAGGAAATTATAGCTTAAATGTTCCAGGTAATGGAGAGAAACCGTTATTAATAAATGACCCACATATCAACATGCAAAAATGGGGTGCTAATTTATCACAAAACAAAACTGATTTAGAAAGTGAATTACATTTATTGCATAGAAAATTAAACAAAGATAGTATTAGTGAAAATAATTATGTAGATTATTTAAATGCTAATCCACTATATAGTCAAAATAGTTATAGTATAAATAATGAAGAAATAACAGCTCAGTCACGAGCAACACATCCGGCATGGATATATAGAGAAATAAATCATTTTGCTAGCGAACAATCTATTCCAAATAATTTCAATTATTTACACTTGGATCCACAAGAAAATATATGCATACCTTTTCATAATAATATTAGCTCTCGAATAGTCCAAAAAGATTATTATCAATTAAACAATAATTTTGATATTCAGCGAAGAATAACAAATTAAGCAAATAACAATTGTTATTTAATATATTAAATATATAATAATATTTTTAATATATTATATAAAATACTATGGCCGCTTTAGCAATACCTATAGTATTATTAGGAAGTATATATATATTATCAGAACAAGAAAAAAAAGACGCTCAAACACAAAATAATGTAACTGACAAAAATTTAAGACGAGCATTTTTTACAGAAAATAAGTTGAATGAAGGATATACTAATTATAATGATGCTAATATTATAGATCTAATAGCTACAAACAACTCAAATAATGACCCAGTAAATAATTTTGCTAATCCAAATCAACAAACTGATAATTATTTTATTTCCAATTCAACAAATATATTAAGACAACCTGCGAAAAGTATTAATTTAATGTCAGGTCAACAATCTAACAGTAATGATTTTAAACATAATAATATGAAACCATTTTACGGCGCAAAAATACGCGGCTCTATTGCCGATATTAATTTAACAGAGTCCATATTAGATTCAAAACAAGGTTCAGGAAGTCAAAATTATTCTAAATCAGAAGTTGCTCCATTATTTAATCCATCTGAAAATGTGAATCTCCCGAATGGAACACCTAACAATAGCGATTTCTTTCAGTCCCGTATGAACGAGTCTATGAAAATGTCGAATGTGACTTTGTGGGAACAACAAAGAGTGGGTCCTGGTCTTGATTTAGGATATGGTTCTCAAAATAGCAATGGACTTAACACTGGTGGTGTTGAAGGAAGTCATGGTTTTAACTCGGGTATGATGGCAAGAGAGGCATGGATGCCTAGATCGGTTGATGATTTAAGAGTTGAAACTAATCCTAAAATGATTTATAATTTAGATGGACATCAAGGGCCAGCAATTTATCCTGTTAAAATGCAAGGTCCTAATAGTAAAATAGGGGTTGTTGAAAAACATTTGCCCGATAAATCATATGAATCAGGACCAACGCGTTGGTTTACTACAACGGGCGTTGAACAAGCACCTCCTATTAGGAGCACACAAGTCATTCCAATGGAAAATAGAATTAGCACAACGCGTGAATATTATGGCGGAACTTCAAATACTGAATCTGGTCGCGCCTCATATATTAAACAAGATTTTGAAGACTCTAAAAAACAATCGCTAGGCGACTTACCTATTATAAATCCTAGTGCTAGTGGCACAAATGGCGCTGGACCAAATGATTACGGACACAATAGTTATGTTAATTACAATAACAATAGAAGCACAGACAAAGAGTCAACAAATCTTGGTGGAGTATATGGTATGCTAAAAGCCTCTGTGGCGCCAGTATTAGATATTTTTAGACAAACACGAAAAGAAAATGCGATTGGTAATTTACGCCAAACTGGTAATGTAAATGGATTAACTCCAACAGGTCATTTATTTAATATTAATGATAAAACAAAGGTCACAAATAGAGAAATGACAACTGCTAAAATAGACCTAAATTATGTAAACGTTCAAGGACAAAATAACACAGGCAATGCTTATCAAGTAACACAGCATCAGAATTATGATAATCAAAGAACAAGCACAAATATTGAATATATTGGTTCTGGAAATGCTTGTGGAACAGGATTAAGACCATATAATAACGCATATGCCCAACAAAATAATGTAAATAAGACTTATGAATCACGCACTAATCAAGGTCATATGAATTTGTTTAATAACTATAATAATTCTACAACTACTCGTAATGAGTCTATGCTTCAGCAAAATAGAGGACATATAAATAATGGTGGTCCAAATGTTACACCATCTGTTGATTTTATGGGGCAAGTAAATGGACTACAAACCTACGACCAAAACTTTAACAGTTCACGCATGGACGAATCATTATTGTCTGCCTTCAAAAGTAATCCATATACTAAATCTTTATCAAGTGTTGCCTAAAGTTTACGAAAAAAAGTTTACGAAAAAAAGTTTACGAAAAAATTGTTAGTTTATGAAAAAATTTATTAATTAATATATAAATTATGTATAGTAATTAATATTTCTTATATATTACAAGAAATGCTTATAAATTACAAGAAATGCTTATAAATTACAAGAAATATATTATAAATAGGATAGTTATAGCAAACTATAATAATAGTAATGTTATTTTTTTAAGTAATATTATTATAATAATATAATTTGCTTACTTGCTTAACGATTTATTTTCTGCTTCGTCGCCTTCTTGTTTTTGAATTGTCGTGTTTAACCCAACCAAATTTGCCTTTTTGGGTAAAATAACCCGCTTTTTCTAAACGTTTTTCACGTTTAGCGCGATTATATACTTTTCTTGATACTACGTGACCGCGCTTATTCATTAATAAATCAGGTTTTTTAAGATTTCCTTTTGTTTTGTATGCTGTGCCGTGCCAAACTTGAGCGCGCGAGCCGTTTAATACTTGATATTTATGTCCATTAATGTGATACATATTGTCAGCCGATTTCATATGTTTTTTAACCATTTTTATATAGTATTATGAGAAAATAATTATTTGCTAAATTAATTAGTAAATAATAAATTATTTTGAAATAATTAGAAATTATTAGAAATTATTAGAAATTATTAGAAATTATTAGAAATTAGAAATTAGTTAGTTTGTTAACATTAAAATATTTATAAATAATAAAATTAAATATTAAATGTCAGATAGCAACTATAATAAAATAATTAGCACAATTAATAGTGTCTCTAGAGACTATACATATAGCCCTGATCCAAATAATTTAATATGTATTGATACTTCTAATAACAGAATAGGTATTAATACATTGGACCCTGAAGAGTCTTTACATATAAGTGGTGGAAGCATAAGGATAGGTAGAGATATAAGTGCCGGTGGAAATATGAGGATACTTGGAGATATAAGTGCTGGCGGAAGTATAAGGATAACTAGAGATATAAGTGCAGGTGGAAGTATGAGGATACTTGGAGATATAAGTGCTGGCGGAAGTATAAGGATAACTAGAGATATAAGTGCCGGTGGAAATATGAGGATACTTGGAGATATAAGTGCAGGTGGAAGTATGAGGATAGATGGAGATATAAGTGCTGGTGGAAGTATGAGGATACTTGGAGATATAAGTGCAGGTGGAAGTATAAGGATAGATGGAGATATAAGTGCTGGTGGAAGTATGAGGATACTTGGAGATATAAGTGCCGGTGGAAGTATAAGGATAACTAGAGATATAAGTGCAGGTGGAAATATGAGGATATTTGGAGATATAACGGTAAATAATATTTATGCTAACATTGTAAGGGTAAACGAGATTAATGCTAATACTGATAGTGGTGGTCCCTCTGATATTACTGTAAGTTCGGTTAATGCAATTAATATTATAGCAACAAATAACATAAAAGCAAGCTTTATTGATATAAGTTCTACGCTAGATATTAGCAGAGGTCGCATATTTGCTAATAACATTGATATAAGTTCTATATTGGATATTAGCAGAGGTCGCATTAGGGCCAATTTTATTGACATAAGTTCTACACTAGATATTAGTAGAGGTCGTATATTTGCCAATTTTATTGACATAAGTTCTGTATTGGATATTAGTAGGGGTCGCATATTTGCTAATTTTATTGATATAAGTTCTACACTAGATATTAGTAGAGGTCGCATTAGGGCCAATTTTATTGACATAAGTTCTACACTAGATATTAGTAGAGGTCGTATATTTGCCAATTTTATTGACATAAGTTCTGTATTGGATATTAGTAGGGGTCGCATATTTGCTAATTTTATTGATATAAGTTCTACACTAGATATTAGTAGAGGTCGCATTAGGGCCAATTTTATTGACATAAGTTCTACACTAGATATTAGTAGAGGTCGTATATTTGCCAATTTTATTGACATAAGTTCTACACTAGATATTAGTAGAGGTCGTATATTTGCCAATTTTATTGATGTAAGTTCTACACTAGATATTAGCAGAGGTCTTATTCGGGCTAATAATATTGATGTAAGTTCTGTATTGGATATTAGTAGGGGTCGTATATTTGCCAATTTTATTGATATAAGTTCTACACTAGATATTAGTAGGGGTCGTATTCGGGCCAATTTTATTGATGTAAGTTCTGTATTGGATATTAGTAGGGGTCTTATTAGGGCTAATAATATTGATATAAGTTCTACATTGGATATTAGTAGAGGTCGCATTATGGCTAATTTTATTGATATAAGTTCTACACTAGATATTAGTAGAGGTCGTATATTTGCTAATTTTATTGATATAAGTTCTACTTTAGACATTAGCAGAGGTACTATAATTGCTAATAGGCTTGATGTTAGCGCTATTTATGCACAGACTATTGATGCTAGTAACATTAATATACCTTCATATGGTAATATACCGACAACCATCTTGCCTGGCATACCAATCCAAGGGGGTTCAGGAGGAACTATTACGAGTTATGGCAACTACATCGTGCAATGCTTCTTAGAAAGTGGAACCTTTATTCCTCCACCATTGATTACAACAGTCGAAGTTTTGATTGTTGGTGGTGGTGGTTGTGGTGGCACCGGTGCCACCGGTCCCGGTGGTGGAGGAGGTGGTGGTGGGGTTATATATTTACCTGCTGTTAGTGTCTCAAGTAGCGCGTCATATAGTGTTGTTGTTGGTCGTGGCGGCCCTAATGGCGGTAACGGCACCAATGGTGGAGATAGCTCTTTTAATGGTGCAATCGCAATAGGGGGTGGTGGTGGTGGCACAGTAGTTGGTAGTAGTGGAAATCCAGGAGGGAGTGGTGGAGGCGGTGCCTCCACTCCTGGTGCGAGTCCAGTAGGAAGTAGTATTTCTAATACTCTTGGTTCTAATAACGGTACTGGCTACGGTAACAGAGGCGGCAAGGGCGGCAGCAGCGGCGGCGGCGGCGGTGGTGGTGCTGTGTCTGTTGGCGAGGACTTCGGGGGCGGCGGGTACGGCAACGGTGGTAATGGTATTCTCATTGATATCCTTGGACAAAATTATTACTGGGGAGGCGGTGGCGGTGGCGCAGTCGCTACCTTCAGCATCGCCGGCGGCCGCGGCGGCTGGGGTGGCGGCGGCGGCGGTGGAGGGGTCGGGGGACTGGGCGGAGGCGGCGGCGGCGGCGGCGGGTCAGCATTAAATTCAAGTGGTAATGGTGATAATGTTGGTAATGGTGGTAATGGTGCTATTAATAGTGGTGGAGGTGGTGGCGGTGGCATTGGCGTCGGTGGGGGGCGTGGCGGCACGGGTGGTTCAGGTATTGTTGTCATTCGATATGCAAATAGTGCCAGTGCTAATTCAATCAACCTGTCTACTTTTAATGCTATTATTGCTGGTTATATTAATAATATATTAACTAGACAGCCTTCTCCTTTAGCTACTGTAACTATACCACCAGGAGAAACTGGGTTAACTATACCAATTGATATTGTTAATAATGATAGTGTAGAAATAAATTTAAAGTTTGGATTAACAGGAACTTATAATGGAAGTGAAGTCTATATTAACTATAAAACTTTAGGACAAACTTATGTATTTCTTCAAGCTTCTTCTAGTTATGCTCGTCCAGACTCCGGATGGGACTATTACCAAAATGGTAGAATCACCAGAATTCCAAATACAGAAAATTTTACTAGTGGTTTTACTATAAAAATATATAGAGCAAATGGTGTCCCACTTACTAGATATATCATCAGTTGTAATGGAGTATATGATATGTATGGTGTAGGAACAACAAGAGTTTTATTCAGCGGTATGACAAATCTACATATACCAGATGCAATAAATCTTAGTTGGGGACCAGACTATGGAATGAATGCGACTTATACTATTACTAATACTCCCGGATAATAACATAGCTATTATTATATTTTCTATTTTAGATTGCTTATTATTTCTATTTACTATTTCTATTTAAAGATTTAATAACTATTTAACTAAAATAGTTATGTTATCTAATGATTGTGGGGACAATAATGTTTTAACAATAAAAACAGTCCAAATTGCGCCATTTCGCATTTTAATGGCCGCATTAAAGGACATTTTGCTAGAAACAAATATTATTTTTACGAAGCAAGGTATTAAAATTATAAATATGGATAAAACACATACAATTTTAGTCCATTTGTTTTTAAAAGCCGAAAACTTTGAATTTTATGAGTGTAAGCATGAGAAAATCATTGTTGGTGTTAATATATTACATTTGTTTAAATTGATTACGGCCATTGATAATGATGATACGCTCACAATCTATATTGAAAATGACGACTATAATGAAGGCATTGTTACAGAATTAGGTTTGAAATTTGAAAATGGAACTATTAAGCAATCTAAAATACAAAAATTAAAGTTGATTGAGCCAGAGCAAGATGAACTAGAAATTCCAAATATTGAGTTTTCGTCTGTCATTAATATGCCGTCTAATGATTTCCAAAAAATTATTAGAGATTTGGCTAATATTTCGGAAAAAATAGAAATAAAATCGGTTGAAAACGAGTTGATTTTCAAATGTGCCGGACAATTTGCCAAAGCGGAAATAAGGCGAAGCGAAAATAATACAAATATGCAAATGATTAATAAACAGCACAATAAAATTATTCAGGGCGAATATTCTCTCAAAAATCTAGTATATTTTATTAAATGTACCAATTTATGTAATCAAATCGAAATTTATTTGGAAAATAATAGGCCATTAATTGTTAAATATAATGTGGCTTCCCTTGGAGAAATCAAATTATGTTTATCGCCATTACCGTCGTCTGGGTCTGGTTAAATTTATTGTTTATGAGCTTTAAATACACATACTTGTTGTTCTATTGGGAAAAAACTATGAATAGCAAATGGGTCTTTATTAACGGCAAAGTCTAACGACTTAAGGACCTTTTTGTCTTTCATCCATATTTTGATAATACAAAAGTTCTTTTTTGGGCTTACTGAAACACCATTAATATTATTTGTAATTGCTTCATCTTCAATAAAACTAGCACCAATTATTTTATACACAATAATTTTGAATAATGCGACAATATCATTATTACTTATTTTATAAGAAAAATAGCCACCATTTATATTGTCTTCTGACTCCCATAATGGTAAAATGTCTTCTTTCATAAAAAAAAGCATGGATTTTTTAATTAACGCTTCGTTCAAATTTTCAACAAATAACACTAGTTCTTGTAAATCAGTAATTTGTGTTATTTTTTTATAGCCATTAATAGTCCAATCATTATCATTTTGATAATGTATCCAACAGGACCATAAATTGTTTAATTTATACATATTAATTATATTAATTATATTACTAACTACATTTTATTATGTTTTTTATATATATATTAAAACTTTTTTTAAACTTGATAAAAAAAAGTTTTACTATGACAAATAAAATTGATTATTATTTGATTATTAATCTGGCAGTTATAAATAAAATAATTATGACTTTCAACGCTATGCCTTATGATATTATAAGGCATATACTATATTATGTATGCAGTGATAATGTAGCCTTAATTAATTTAAAACAATCTTCTATGTTTATGAATGGAGAGATTACAAGCTTTATAGTCGCCAAGCAAACGTTGTTGACGAAACTAGGGCGTTATGAAGACGTGTTTAAGTGTGTAAATGTTGATTGTTATGAAGACACTTATGAAGTCTTTACTTATTTACATAATTATGGTTATAGACGTTATATTCATAAGTGGCAAGAAGCATTAAATGAGACAACAATAGTAGTAAATTCTAAATCTTATAAAATTAAACATCCGTATTGTTGTGAATGTTTTAAAAAACATATATTAATCGGAACCAGAGAGAATGTAATAGAGAATTATGACTTTGATAGTCAAGTAAATATTGTTTATACTTGAAAATGCGCCTCTTTATATTGTTTTGTTTTATTTTTTATTGTTTTATTGCGGGTTATGTCAAGTTCGTGCAACACAAGTGCCTGTTGCTTGGTCTCTTATTGTTCCGTTTTGACAAGCACGAACACATTGTCCTGTTGAGTCTCGTTCTTTACCTGGAGGACACAATTCATAACACGTTAAACCTGTTCGAGCTTTAAATTTTGCCGGAGTTTCATTTGAAGGACATACCTCATTATTTTGTGCGGTTTGTCCTCCACTTAATATGCTTTGGGCTATTGTTCTATTTCGTGCTTCTTGTAGATTATTTAAATTATAATAATCATAACTTATACTATTGACACCTGTGCTAGCATTAGTTCCATTCCATGTTGCTTGTTCAGCGGCAGATAGTCTATTCCATAGTCGTTCAATTTCAATATCTATTTTGGCATTATCAACATTACTAGCTGTTCCATACAATTGTGTCTTTACACTATTATATTTACTTTCTTTAAACTTTAAAAAACCATTTAACCTATAAGTAGTGTTATAGCGTGTTTCGTATTTAACATGATCACCTGATATAGTCTCTCCTTCCTTCAATAAAATAGAACTACCATAAGTAAAAGGAGCCATTGGTAAGCCTAAAAAGGCATTGTTTGGTAATGTAGTATTTCCAGTCAAATTTCCTATATAATTATTATATAAGTCATTATTGTATTTTACTTTATTTGAAAATATTGAATTATATAGTCTAGAATTTACAATATCTTTAACAAATGACTGTTCTGCTAATCTATTTATTATACTATTAACAATAAAATATTTTGTTGGATTGTTAGATAAGTCATATCTATTGTGTGATAAATCATAACTATTGCGTGATAAATCAAATATAAGGTCTACTTTATCATAAAACTCTTTGCGGAGACTATCTCTATCTATTCTATTTTCATTTCTAAACTTATCATATAAATAAGAATATTGTTGTTGGTTTAATAATTCAGTATCTGTTATATCAAATTTATTTAAGCTGACATCACGAGCACTATTCAAATTCTGTCTTAAATCTTTTTCATCAGGATCTAATCCAAAAACTCGCAATAATAATGTGGATATTAATGTCATCATTATTATAGGAATAAATACAAGGACCCATGCAATTACTGTGAAACCTAAACTACATAAAATATTTATTATTAATGTAAATATAATCATAATTACAAATTTTAGAAAAGCACTATTTAAAACACCGGCATAAATATCAATAAAAATTTGAATTAGAGAAAAACCTATATAAACTAACGCTGGCCCACAAAGTCCTAATAATAACATTTTAATATTATAATATAATATTATAATGTTAGAAACTTAGTTAGTTTATTTTACTTATTTTACTTATTTTACTTATTATTCAAAATGTCGATTAAAAGATTTAATTTGTCAATTGTATTTTTACAACTAGCTAGTTCTTTTTCTAAAACTACAACTTTATTGTCAGTGTTTTCTATGCTTGTTTGAATACTTTTGTCTTCGTGTTGCGTAGTTTCAGTGCTTTGCTTAGTGTCTTCATAATTTTGTTTAGTTTCTTCATCATTGCTTTGTTTTTCTTCGTTTTCTCTCTTAATACTAGCTAGTTCATGTTCTAATTTATTTATTATACTATTTTTTTCTTGTACTACCTTTGAAAATCGCTGTGTTTCTTCTTCTAATTGTAGTTTATATTTATTTGAATTAGCATTTGAATTTGGATTGTCATATGTATTATCTATATTTTCATAATCAGCCAATTCGCGTTGTAATTTAGCTAGCGCATTATCTTTTTCTTGTAATAATCTAATAAAATTTTGTAGTTGCTCTTGTTGCTTTCTCATTATATCAACCACTTGTTCGTTACTTAATGGTATTTGTTTTCCATCTTGACTTAAAATAATTTGTCCTTGACCCTGATTTTGTTGTTCTAATGCCATTTTTCGTCGTTCTTCATCTATTTCTTTAATTTGTTGTATTACATCTGGTTTATTTACTGGATCACCTGGGTAATAGTTTTGTAATAATCCTTCTAATCTCTCCATATAAAACTCTTTAAAGTCTTTATCTTTTATGAATTCGTCTACACTTCGATCTGATGTTTTTTGAAACTGATTTTCACCGCTTTCTAATAGCCTCTTTTTATCAAATGTATTATGAATATGTGAAAATACTAATATCGTTTTTTTTGGTTCTAATTGAACAAATGGAACACTATAATCTTTTAAAAAAGCTTTCTCTTCAGCTAAAGCAGCATGGTCATCATATTTATGATCTTTTAATAATTCACGTTTAAAAGCAAATGTTCCGGCAGTTGCGTGTGATGGACTATATGGACCAAATTGAAACATTTTTTGTATATGCTTAAACCAAATATATATTTCACTAGCACCAGCACATAAAGCATTTGGATGTGTTACTAACATATTAACAGCATGTGATACTCTTTCGGGTGGATAATAATCATCATCATCCATATATACTATTATATCGCCTTTGGATTTGGAATGCATAAGATTTCTTTTTTTTCCTAATGGCATTTTCTGGCTATAATAAAAATATTTTACTTGTTCTATATTACATACTAAATCTTCTATTTTGTCTGTTCCGTCATCAATAATAATCCATTCCATTTTATCTTTTGGATAATCTTGATGATTAAAGCATTTAATTGTATATTCCCAAAAAGGACGTCTATTAAATGTTGGAGTGCATATACTTACAAACGGCATATCACATTGTTTTTTATCTTTGTTTTTTTTTCCCATTTGCTATAGTAATAGCAATATTATTAGTATTGGTTTTAAATAAAAATAGTATATTATTATATTTTTTAATAATAGTTTTTTTATTATTAGTTCTTAAGTATTGGTTTTTGTATATTAGTTTTTAAACACTTAATAATCTTATTAATTTGTATAGCACTAATAAGCCTAATATACCACCTATAACTCCAACACTTGTTGGATGTAAAACATTTACACTAGCAAGTACTACAATCATACAAAATAATAACGTTAATATAGTACCATGACTCTTAATAATTTTTAATAATTGTGGATAATGTTTAAATGGCACATAAAAGAACCCTATAATTACATAAAAATGTAAGTAAAATAGCGCAAGTATATTACCTAATAAAGCTATAAATATTGAATACATTGCTATTATCATTACTATACTAGTCCATAATATAGACAAAAGTAGAATTATAACCATAGCAGCAATTAAAAATGCTATAGAAGCTAAAAATGTACAAAAACGAATTAGTGGAAAAAAGAAAGATAATACTATAGTAAAAACCACCCCCCAAAGCCAATGGAATTTAGAGTTAGCGGCCTCGACTTCATCACAACTTACATTTAGTGTAAACATAGGATTAATAAGCTGCCACGGGTGATTCCATAATTCACTTAAATACCAATAATACTTTTTAGGGAAACCAATTTTATAATTGGGATCATTATCAGATTTACAAGTAAAAAAAAGATTAGGATTTAATAAATTTGTAAATTTATCTTGAATATCTCGGCTCCAACAACTCCATTTTATTTTAGATCTTCGAATTGGAAAAAACCAGTCTAAATCTTCTTCATTATTTATTTCAAATATGCCTTTAGTCTTATCTAAATCAGTGTTATTTATACATAGATTGTCAGATTCGTTGTGAAGTGTTAACTTGTTTTTTAGCATAAAAAAGTATTCTATTAATAAATAATAATCAAATTTTTGGTAGAAACGTTCTATCCAACCAGGTTTTTCTCTTTCATCTCCATCTGTTTCACCTTCACTTGTTTCTTTTTTTCTATTATCTTTATATTTAGTGTATGATCCTCTTCTGTATCCCATATATGACAGCATCATCATAAAGAAACTAAATAAACTAGGAATCCATACTGTAATAATTATTATTATACCTAATAAAAATAAGCTTGATACATTCAAGTAGGGTAGCTTTACAATGTATTTATCTGTTATAGCACCATATATCCCCATAAAAACAAATATAAAAATAAGACCGCTCCAAAATTGAGCCAGTTTACTAGGGTCTTTATTGTAAATAAAAGAGCTTACATAATTAACCAAACCTATTAGGCCTTTCATTGCTATTCTTGAAAATATTATACAATAAAAAAATCCTAATAATAAGGATCGTGCTGGAATTTTTACAATCTCACTTAAAGCAAAATTATTGCTTGTGTCCTTCGTTTGTCCATTATAACCTTTATTAGTATTTAAAAATGATATTAAATTATATGGAAAAGTGTTATACCATTCTAATCCAGGACCACTTGAAGTATTTGCTGTATTACCAGGACAAGCCTCTTTGTTTGAAATATTAGGTTTTTGTACGGGCTGTTTTGAATCGTGGTTACCTACATTATAAGGTGCTTCATATAAAGTTGTTCGTATACCAGTTTCACAACCACCATAAATAATCCAATATTCATAACAACCCGCGACTAATACCATAACTATAAAAATAACTATCTCTATTAATAATTTTGTTAATAAATCCATAATATGTAGTTTTTTTTTTCGTATTGGTGTGGTATAACATATTTTGCGTTCTCCTTTTGATGGTTCAGTGACACTAAAATAGCGAAGTCCCATATAATAATTATTTTCCTCTTCGGCATCAACATTAGCAATATCATAACAATTTAATGCGCTACTATCTAAAACACAACACCCCTCTGTGTTATATAAATATTGGTCTCCTTCGCCGGTTTTAAAATATTCTTGTCTACATAGTCTTACAATACTAAGGTCAGTTACTACTGGATAACCTAGATCACTAATATATGAAACATCTGTTGATGTTTTGGGGCAATAATCGGTTTTTGAGCCCTGTAATAAAGGGCTATCACTATAAAGTGGATCAACAGGCATAAATACTAATATAACATATTATAATATTTTGAAAATACTTAAACATATTTATAATTAAAATAATAAGTATGGCTGAAAATATTTATGTCTGTAAATTTGAATCAATGGATAAATATTATGATTTTAAAGATGTATTAATTCTTCCTAAAAAATCAAATTTAAATAGCAGAAAAGATGTTGTGCTTGAAAGAACAATTGTTTTTCAAAACGGAGTGTCTTGGACTGGAATACCTATTATAGCGGCAAATATGACTACTATTGGAACATTAGAGTTATATAAAGTGTTAAGTACTTATAAAATTATTACTGCTCTTCATAAATTTCATAAGTTACAAGATTTAGTGGCTTATAATAAAATAAACCCCGATTCTAAATTAAATCCTGATTATTTTATGATTTCTACAGGAATAAGTAGCGACGATTATAACAATTTAACACATATTTTGGATAATTTTGAGTGTAAATTTATTTGTGTTGATATTGCCAACGGCTACATCTCTAAATTTAACGACTTTTGTAAAGTATTAAGAAGTGAGTATCCTGAAAAGATTATTGTGGCAGGTAATGTATGCACGGCTCAAGGATTAGAGTTATTAACTGATTTAGAAATCGACATTATTAAAGTTGGTATAGGTGGGGGTAGTGCATGTACAACTCGAATTCAAACAGGAATAGGAATGCCACAGTTTAGTTGTATCTTAGAATGCGTTCAAGCATGTAAAGAGAGTAATAACATTAATTTTGAAATAAACTATGAATATGACCAACATAAATATAACAAATCATTTGTATTAAGTGATGGAGGTATTACTTGTCCGGGTGATTTGGCAAAAGCGTTTGGTGCAGGTGCTGATTTTGTAATGATTGGTGGAGCATTTGCGGGACACGATGAGAATCCTGGTGAAATTGTGTGTGATGAAAAAACTGGAAAATGTTATAAAAGTTTTTATGGTATGAGTTCAAGTTATGCTATGAACAATAATTACTCGGCAAATAATAATACTAATTATAGAAGCTCAGAAGGGCGAGAACTTAAAGTTGAATATAAGGGTCCGTTAAAAAATAGTATAGACAATTATTTAGGCGGTTTGAGAAGTGCGTGTACTTATACTAATAGTGCTAATTTAGAAGACTTAGCAATTAATACAAAATTTATTATTGTTAATAATCAATATAATTCACATTTATTATAATGTTATAATAAAATATATATATAAGTATAAATATAAATATGTCAAACACGTATAAACCTATAAAAGATTTTACAGAGCGCAGCGAGTCTCGAAGAAAAAAATGGCAATTAGGAAAACAAACTTTAAAAAAGGTAACTGATGTAGTCAAATTTCTTAAAACAAGTGTTGAATCGCGCAAAAATAACAACAAATCAAAATCTTATAAACCCAAAAGTGCAGCAATCGCAAGGACTGGTTGGCGAAATCGCCCGTCTGTATTGCCAGTACTAATCAAAAGACCATCTATTATGGGTCCAATTGATGTTAATATAGAACATATGGTATTACCGCGTGATCTAATATCACAACCATCATATGAGACACTAACCAGTCAACTTACTACTGCAGAACAACTTATTGGACAGAATTATATGTTAGGTATTGCCGGTATACAATCACAATGGGATCCAAATATAAGAGAACTGTTAAATAAACTAAGAAAAGAACCTTCATATGTAAGTAGAACTACAAATTTTACCCCAGAACAACTAATAAAGATAATAAATCATATTATATCATGGATAAACAGCCCTCATTATTCGCGTTATAAAATTCCACGTTCTGAAATTCCACGTTCTAAAATTCTTGTTGTAGATTTTATGAATTTATATTATTTTTTAAAGTATGACAAAAACATTTCTGATAAGTCGAAAATTTATAATATAATAGAATTCATGTTAAGAAAGCTAATGAATTCTGATGGATATAATAGAATTATAATATGTGTTCAAAGTAATAAAATAGACGACCCCGGATTTGTAGAATTACTATTACGATTATATACATTTTTAAAACGCCGAAGAGATTCGGTGCTTGTTTTACCTGCTATAAATAAGGGAGCTATGGATGATTTTTACGTTGTGTTATGTTCTGAATTATTAGAACTAACCGGACACGATTACGGTACTGGGTTCTTGGTGAATGATAACTATAATGATTTTACAAGGAAACTGTGGTTTAGAATTTCAATTACAGAAAGATATGACGAACTTATGCGTATTACCGAACTAAATGAATTTATACATGGCTATACACAAGACCAAAGATTATCTAAACTTAATAGCATTGTTTATATTCCACATTCAACCCCACGGGCATATAGTATGCCATTTGACCCACGTAGTGGCATGTCTCATAGTGGCATGTCTCATAGTGGCATGTCTCATAGTGGCATGTCTCATAGTGGTTGGTCTCATAGGGGTATGTCTCATAGGGGTATGTCGCATAGTGGAGGACGAAGAACTATTAAACATAAAAAAAAGCAGAAAAGTAAATTATAACAACTGATTTAACATTTATATTGGTTTTTAACTAATATAAATATTTAATATTGGAAAAAGAATTTAATAAAATTATTTATGACTTGATTTTATCTTAAATGTTCGTCCTACTCTTTTTAATACAGAAAGTGATGCTTTTTTGGTTGAATTAAATGCTGAATTAAAAGCTGATTTAAATGCTGATGTTCCCATATTAGCAATCATGCCTCTATAATTTTCTTGCATAGCATCATAATTATTTCTGATTATAGACATATATGCTTTATCTTGAATGGTCGCATTTTTTAACATAAATGGTTTATCATTTATACCAAAACTAAACAAGTTAGATTTTGAAGAACTAGAAGCTCTTGAAGAACTTGAACCTCTTGAAGAACTTGAACCTCTTGAAGAACTTGAAGCTCTTGAGGAGAGCGCTTCATATTCTTCTTCTTTTGCATTATTAATGTTACTAAATTCTTCAAAAGTCATTGCTTTTAGCTTATTTATTAATGTAGACTCGACCAACGTTTCCAATATATATTCTAGTTTTGGGGATAGTCCACGTGCTTTGCTTGCATTTGAATTTGAACTCTTGCTCCGTCTTTTTTGCCCCCCTACAAATGTGGTGTCAACGTCATCATAATACTCAATAAGTGTTTCCATCTCCATTTCTCCTGAATCTTTTAGTTTTTGCTGTAGCTTATCAAGCTCACTTGTGTTTATATCTTCTCTTTTCAAATCTATTAAAAAGAACCCCATTAGTCCAATTATATAATCTTTGGCCTCAACATCTTTAACATAATTATATAGTGCGTCTCGCTTTTCTCTATACATTTGTTGAGGTAGTGGTCTTGTTTCAGCCTCTAATTGGGCGACACGTTCTTGGGTTATATAATTGTTCTCAATAATTAATAATGGAAATACTTCAACAACCGCATCATAAATATCTTGTAATGATTTTATAGTTCCACTATCTATTTTCTTTTTAATATATACATCGCCCTTTTTCCGCATTGATGCACTAACATTATAGTCTAAATCAAATCCAATATCTGTTTCTTCGTTTTCGGGTAAAATTGAATATGGTTTTAATACATTTATGAATGTATGCATAATATATTTATTATGTATTTTTTCACTGCTAAATGAGTTATTAAACTCTTTTATATAATCTAATGTGATTTTATTATCTTTTATTTTAGGATTTGCCGGATTATAATGTATAATTTTATTAAATAAACTAGGGTCTCTTAATAATTCACGCAATTCGCTTTCATTTTTTTTTAATAACATCAAATATGCTTCCATTGCCTGTGAATGGACTGTTACCCATCGTTCAACCATACCCAGCGTACAACTTGGCGAGCCCTTTCCATGCGCATTAAATATTTCATTAAAATAATATTGTATAAAATTATGTATATATAAATCAGTATTTAGAATTAAAAATACTACTGATAATGTGACTAATTGTAAGAAACACCAATTTCCGTTTAAGCTTGGTTTAAACATAACTAAATGCATCATAAACTCGTCGCTAAATGCGCGAACTAAATTAGCTAACATAAGCGTTTTTTCGGCTTCACTATAGTTTAATTTGAATGAAATATAATTTGTTAAGGCAATCGGAAAATTCTTTTTAATATAAGCCACTATACTATCATTTGTTAAATTTGTTTGTGTCTGTAATATTGTATTATAATTGGTTCTTAATTTATCTAAAAAATCAATAATTGTTTCACCTGTTTCACTAATAACAACTTTTTCAGAATATTTAGTCAGCCCTCCATGCGAACTAATTAAAAGCGCATTCATAGTATTACTAAATTGCCTATCTGATGCTGGTGGCATACCCGTGTCTTCAAATGCTTTAAATAATTTGTCTTTATTATCAATAATAAATTTAATACGCGCATGAGTTTCATTGGCGGCTTGTTGAATTTCAGAAAATTCAACTTCACGACCTGTATCATTATTTTTACTACCTTGTATATATAATGTTCCATTAGGTCTTTGAAGTTGATACGGAACAAGCTCTATCCCTGTCGTGTTTTGAAATGATGTATTAGCATTTGCAACACAGTTTCTAAAATCCGCAGCTCCTATATTTGCTGCCTCAAAAATAGTTCCGACTATGTTAGTTCCTTTAAAGTTAGCATTTAACAATTTTACATTTGTAAAATTAACCGCTGTTAAATCTGGATTATTTTTATAGTTTTTTTTAACTTGTGTAAAATCAAAGGTTTCAAAGCCAAGTGCACTTTGAAAATTACAATTTTTTATGTTACTATTAAACATACTAACCGCTGGAGCAATAACAATAACAAGAATTTGTGACACAGGAGTATCTGGTTCTCTCATTATAAAAAAATCATATGGCTTAATATTATAGGTTGGATTTCTAAAATTTAAAACATTAATATTTAAAGCATTATATTCACTATATTTCATAATAGCATAGTTTCCATTGGGATTCCATTTAGAATAAGCAAGATTTTTTTTATTAGCAAGTTTAGCACCCTTAAATTCTTGTTGAAACAATGTAAACCCATCTGGATTAATTTCATTACATAAGTTTTTAAATGCCTGTGTTTTATTTTCTCCATAATAACGTTCGCTTGGCGATGAGGTCATTGACTGAACTATAAATACATGACCAAACCAGTTAAATTTATTAACTATTAAACTATGATTTGGAAGCTGTCGTGCATTAAATTTTGTTCCTTCTAAATCACAATCATCAAAATTTACGCCATATAAATTACAATCTATAAATATATTATTTCTTAGATTCATTAGTTTTGTGTCGCTTTTAGCATCTTTTGAATATAATGAATCAAAATTGAACTTAAATAATGAAAAGTGACATTCTCTGAATGTGCTATTATTAATAATAGTATTATTATCAAATATTACAGTTTCTTTGTATTGATAATCAGGAATAGGACTAAAACGCACAACATTAAAAGTACATTCTAATAGCTTACAATTTTTAAATCTTAAGGTCCCTTTTGCACATAAGATTGTTGCGCGAAATGTTGTATTATTAAAAGTGCAGTCTTCAAAAGAACTAAACACAAATTGACAGTCAATAAAGAAAACATTGTTAAAGGTGCATTTTTTAAAATAATAATTACTAAATTTTTCTTTTATAAACATATTTGATTCAAACCTACAATTTAAGAACATCATATTTCTACTACCTGGCATAAGAAGTTTATCACTATTTATACTTGTTGTATCAAATTTACAATTTTCAAACACTATTTCGGCAGGATATGTTATTGTTGTAATAGGGGTGAATAGTGTTCCGTCAGGATTTACTTTTGAAGACTGTCCGCTACCAGATGGTGTAAAATTAGCTAAATTATAGAAATGCATATTATATTTGCTATGTGCTATAGACGCATTATATTTATACTGCATTGGACCATAACTCCTATCATGAAAAATATCGCCTTTAAAAAAATTACAATTTTTAAAGGTGGGTAGCTTATTATTAATTACTACATTTTTTCTATCAAAAAAGTCAACTGGTCCAAACTTAATATTGAAAAATTCGCAATCTATAAATTGTGATTCAATTAAACTAACGTTACTAAAATATAATTCGTAATCGTTGTTACCAAATTTTTTTTTTCTTGTCATATAATCACTCGAGCGTTCATGCATTGGATGACCGACATAACTGAGAAATTTGCTTTGTTTAAATATTATACCATCAAAGTTTGTTGATTTAAAGCTTGTATTTACAAATACACAACCTACAATTTCTTGTATTATAGACTTCAGTTCTGATGATTCTGAATAGCCTAACTGTTTATTACCAAATTTACAAAAATAAAAATATAAATTACTGAGTTTTTGTGGTGTTCTATGGCTTACTAATAAATCGCTAATTTGTTTTCTATATACCTCTTTTTTTGCTAGTCCTTCACACATTAACTCTGATATGTCTTTATTATAGTGAGCAAGGTCAAGTTTAGCTCTATATGCTTGGGCTATTTTAGTTGATGCTAAATTTTTTTTTGTAAATCTTGATTTATATGCTTTTGATATTACACTAGTGGCGGCATCTAATTTTGCTTTTCTTGATTTATAGGCTCGTGCTATTGTATTTGCTGCTCGTGTTTCTACAAATTTTTGTATTTCTTTATTTCTTTTATATGCTTCCTTAAAGCAAACTGACTCAATAAAATCTGTTTTAACTATAGCAAACATTCTATCTACTAAATTAGCCATTTGTGATTTAATAAATTGAGTGCCTTCTACAACTCGTGATATTGGACTCTTGCTTTTTACTTTTTGTGTTTTAGATCTATTTGAATTTGAAGAATGAAATTTCATAGTTACTGGCATAAGTGCTATATAATATACTATATATAATATTATTAATCATTAATAATATTACCGTTATAAACAATATTAATAATAAATATTAACAATAAATATTAACAATAAATATTAACAATAAATATTAACAATAAATATTAACAAAAAATAACATTCTAAATTACATTCTAAATTACATTATTTAGAATGTTATTTATTAAACTATTTTACATTATTAAATTTGTTTATAAAATATTACTATACAATAATAGTATATTATTATGAAAATTAGTAATAACAGTAAGTATTTTATTAAAATAGCCTTTTTATTTTTCATAATAATGTCAAGTTTTTATATATACTATTTACTTAACAATGAATTTAAGATTAGCGAAGGTTTTGTTGGAGCAAGTGATTGCTCTGATTGTAAAGTAAAACCTAGTTCGGGAAATTGTATTCCAATATATGATATAAGCTATAAAGTTGTAACTAACACTAACTCTGGTTCTGGTCTTTTATTAGATAACTTAACAATTTCTTATGAATCAACACCCTTGTTATTTTGCGAATGGCAACCTGGTCCATCTTGTATAAGTAACAATCTACCTACTCTAGAAGAACGACTTGGCTATACTAATAATCAAATACAAAATACACAAATGCAATTAGACAATATAACATGTTGTTCTGGTTCTACAAGTAGTTTTTATAGTGATAGCACTACTACTTTTAAAGCTATAACAAAAAATACTATTAATGAAAGCATATGTTCAACATTAGATAGGGATTTAAAGAGTAGATTTAATAATAATCGTGGAGTAAATTTTGATGAAATAAACTTTACTAATTTACAACAACTTGAAACCAATGTAGATTATAGATTAGTAAAGAGTTTATGTAATGATTTATCCAATAATGCATATAAGCCAGGACTATTATTTAAAAAGATTGATACTAGTAGAAATATTTTTGATGTGCCTAATATTTTACCAAAAGACTTAATAGATTTTATTATGAACTCAAATTTTTCCACAAGATTACCTCTAGTTGATGCTAATACAGGAACAAGAATAAATGACATATCATATGCTCGAAATTTAGAAGCACGAAATAAGATAAACAGTCATCTTCAACTATTTGAATATTTGAATGATCAATTAATAAGTAGGCAAACAAATTTATTTCGCCGTGCTGTTTATGATGATTTAACAACATTAGAAAAAAATAACTTTAGACAAGCTAAGGCCGATTTAAAGACACTATTTATTGGAAACGGAATTCCTGTTACCAATTATTTAGACATAAGTTATAACCTTTTATTAAAAACTACTAACAATGCACCAACTTCTTATATATTAAACAAAGATGCATTTTTTAATTGCTTCGGTCAAGTTAATCAAGATAATAGTGGAGTATTTTCAGCCGCGGATATACTTGATTTAAGCAATAATGATTACTTTGGAACCGGAAGAGACGCATCTTATGGTGCGTTTGGTTCTAATATTATTACAGGTTATCCAAATAATAATGATTTACAAATGGAATTAGCGAGATTAGAAAGTATACCATCGTCTGGTAACGCACCAGTAAGTGTTATTAATACATACTTAAATGCCATTAATAGTTTTTATGAAAAACAAATTAGTAATTTAACAGGTCCGCGAGATCATGTTTTTAATCAAGAATTAGTATTTGACAATAATACTTTAGAAACAGTAACACCTACTTTTTTTACATATGACGATACAGCAAATAATACATATCAATGTCAAGAAAGTGTAACGGGAAATAGTCTTTTTAAAGACTGCGGCCCAGCTGCGTATGTTGGATTTCAAAGTTTTTAATTTTTATAATTTTTATAATATTATATTTAACTTTATAATATTATATTTAACAAATTTAATATATTGTGTTATTATTTTATATTTATATAATATAAAATAATGCCAGTTAAAAAATTCAAGAACCTTCCTGTCCCTAAATTTATTACTCCAAGACCACTTCCTCCGCCGGATAGAAATATGTATAAAAGAAAAAGCAATAAAAACTTACCATTACCACATCGATTGCCTACACCTGCATTCCAATTACCTAGTCCAGTTAGAGTAGATACACTTCAACCAACATATAATGGGTCAATTAATTCATCATTACCTAGCACATATAAAGGATCATTGCCTGGAACATATAATAAAGCTACAATCTTTCCAAGTGCTAAGTCATTAGAAAACTTTAAAAAGCTGTCCTTAACTCCTTCGCCGGTGTTTACTGTAATACCTAAAAAAAAAACATCAATGAAACGCTGTAAAAAAGGGACTAGGCGCAATAAAAAAACCATGCTTTGTGAAAAAAATAAATATTATACACGAAGAAAATTTACTAAAAGACAATTTAAACGTTGTCCTAATGGAAAAAGAAGAAATCCAATAACATTAGAATGTGAATCAGAACATTTATTTACACAATCCAGGATCTAATTGTTAATTGTTAATGTTATTACTTAATTGTTAATAGTTATTACAAATAATTATATAAAAATAATAGTAATAAAATAGTAGATGGAACCATTAACTTATTATAGCAATATTAGTGCTATACAAAAAAATATTACTCATTATATTGCCAATTTAAACAATAGTGGTTCATTTAAATATTTATACGTTTATGGAGAACACGGTATTGGCAAAACAACAATTATTAAAACTATTTTAGCTGGTCTTAATTATAACATAAACTACATTGATTGTAATTGTAATAAATTGACGATTGACGAATTATTTAATATATATACAAACAAAGATGTATATTCTTTGTTTTTAAATAATGTAAAAAGCAATGCTATTATATTAGATAATATAAGTTATTATTTATATAATGATAAAAGTTATTTGACCAATTTAATTAAGTTATTGAAGAAAAATATTAAAGTCAAGCATAATAAATTTATTCCTTTTATTATTATTAACAATAATCAAGAAGATAAAAAATATAGCGAGCTTTCTAAATTATCACAAAATTTGAAAATCCATCCACCTAGTAATTTTGAATTAGAAACTATTATTAATAAACAATTTCCAAATATTGCCAAATTTACTAATTATCAGCTAATTATATCTAATATACTTAGCTATTTAAACAATAAATATTATAAACTTAATAACTTGAAATATTATTATACTAATAATATTATAGAAGTAAAATTTGACAATAGTTGCAACTATAGTTATAACTCTATTAAAAATAGTAATGCTAGTATTAAGCTATTAACCAAGAATTTTTTAGAATATAGCTATAGCTTACAAAATTTAGACATTATTAATTTTTTTGATAGAACAAGTTTAACCCTGTTATTACATGAAAATATTATTAAATTATTTTCGAATAATCTAACTTTGCAAGAGTTAAAAATATATAAAGAAATATTAAAAAATTATATATTTTGTGATTGTATTGATAAAAATATTTTTTTATATCAAATATGGCAGTTAAATGATATTGTTTATATTATTAAAATATATTTTAATAATCTTATTTTAAACAAGCACAAATTATTAAAATCTATTAATCAAAATGATATTATTTTTACAAAAATATTAACCAAATATAGCAGCGAATATAATAATTATAATTTTATTTTTAATAGCACTCAAAAATATAGTCTCAATAAGAAAAACTTGTTTTTATATATTTATTCAAAAAAAAATCAGTGTGATGAATGTGATGAAGACAATGACACATTTGTTAATGAAGATGATGAATCTAAACTATTAAATAATAGAATACTTAAACTTATTTCACAATATACAAATTATTCTCTCTCTAATTCATGTAAATTTTTACAAGTAAATGATGATATTATATGTGACGAATTTTTCCATTAACTAATTTACCAAGTAAGACTCCCGGTTCTTCATCGTCTAAACATTCATATATGTCATTATTTAATTCATTTTTATAATATTTTTTTTTATCAATACTTACTAATTCTAGTTCTTCTCCTTCATCTTCCGTTGCCTCATCATCTTCATCTTCATCTTCTTTTGCTTTTGCTTCGCTTACGCTTACCTCTTCTTTTGCTTTTGCATCGCTTACGCTTACCTCTTCTTTTGCTTTTGCTTTTGCTTTTGCTTTTGCTTCGCTTACGCTTACCTCTTCTTTTGCTTCTTCAGCTTCTTCAGCTTCTTCAGCTTCTTCAGCTTCTTCAGCTTCTTCCTCTTCGCTTACCTGTTCTTTTGCTTCGCTTACCTCTTCTTTTGCTTTTGCTTCGCTTACGCTTACCTCTTCTTCCTCTTCTACCTCTTCTTCCTCTTCTACCTCTTCTTCCTCTTCTACCTCTTCTTCCTCTTCTTCCTCTTCTTCCTCTTCTTCCTCTTCTTCCTCTTCTTCCTCTTCTTCTTCCTCTTCTTCTTCCTCTTCAGCTTCGGATTCTGCCTTTACTGGTTTGTTAATTACATTATTTTTTAAATAATTTAATTCTATAACTTTTACACTATTTAAAGTATCACAAGATAGATTTACACTTTCATAACTCTTAGTTTTAACTTCACTAACATCTAATAAAATATGCGGCTCATGCTTATCCTTTAGTTCATTATAATGTTGTGCTAGTTGATTATAGTTAGTTTGTAACTCTACATACTCTGGAAGTTTAAATAACAACAGTTTAAGTTGTTGTAATAGCTCATTAGCTTTTTCATTTTTCTCTACATAAATAGAGAGATTAGTTTTTAGCGAGTTAGTAATATCGGTTGATAAGTTGCTAATTAAAATATCAAAGTCTTTGCTCATTATATAATAAATAGGTGTAAATATTTTAAATAATTTTAATATATATTTAAAACAATTTTTTATTTTAATAAAAAAATTAAATAAAAAATAATAAATTTTTAAGACAATGAGAGAACATAAAATTCTGAAAACATGAGAGAAAAATTCTTATTTTTACATCTATTTTACATTTATTTTATATGCCTTCTTATTAATATGTTTATTATTTAATATATAGTCTTCATTTTCGTCATATAATTCAGGAAGTAATTTGGCAAGTGGTTTATCAACAAGGAGCAATAATCTCTCATTTTTTAATAATTTTCTATATTCTTGAATATTCAAATTACCATAATATTTTTCTAGCATATAAAATGGACTAGGAGCACACTTAATATTTTTTTCATAGTTATAAATTTTACAATACACATTATTTAATAAATAATAACGTTCAAATTTTTTAGAGGAATCCACATTTTCATTCATTAAAAACGACGCGGCACATTCTGGGCTACAAAAATTACCATAACAATGATATATGCCTTTTAACTCATATTTAGGTATCATTATTGGGTCATTATCAAAATCGTATGTGCACCAAAAACACGCACATTTTTTTGTTATATTATTACTTTTTAATTGCTTAGATAAATCTTGCAGTTTTTTATATATATTTTTGTTATCTGTTACATTATCATTTAATAGTTTTTTTTCATATATAAATGAGCTATTGTTTAAACCATTTTGAGAATTAGTATATAATGCATTTTGAGAATTAACATTTACATCATTTTGCGGTGACTGATCATCTAAAGCATCTTGTGTATTAGCATTTAGACTATCACTATTTGTAGTATATAATATATTATAATTATTGTCAAATTCTATTATATTATCAATATTTGGATTATACTTTAACTCATTATTTGTTATTTCATTTAGTTTACAATTTAAATGTAAAATTATATTTGGCTTTTGAATTGCTTCAATCACTTCTTTTTTCTCTTCTATTAGTTTCCCTCCTTTGGGCTTGCGTCCGCGTTTTTTATGAACTACATTATTCGAACTGTCTAATACTACTGTTACGCTGTGTCCTGATTCTGTGCCTATTATTGTTTCGCCTATTATTGTTTCGCCTATTATTGTTACATTATTTGATATATCTAATAACTTTAAATTTTCATAATAAGATTTTGGTCGCCGTCCTTTTTTTTTTGCTATCATTTTATTTATATTTAGACTTAATGATTTATAATTTAAATTGTTTTTATTTATTATTTAAATATAACTTAAAACATTAGTATAATATTAGTAACGTTATAGTACTTTCAAGTCATGAATAACAGCGTTAGTCCAAATATTAATTGGAATGAAAAATATCGCCCAACTAATATTAGTAACATAATATTAAGTAAGTATAACAAATTACTAATAGATAATATACTTAGTAAAAATTATTTTCCTAATTTACTATTATATGGCCCTCCAGGAACAGGTAAAACAACCACCATTATGAATTTAATTGAAACATATTTAAACAAATATTATGTATATAATAAGAAACAAGTTATTCACCTCAACGCATCTGATGAACGAGGTATTGAAATTATTAGGCATAATTTACATAGTTTTGTAGTATGTGACAATTTATTTTTTGAAGGACCGAAATTTATTATATTAGATGAAGTAGATTATATGACTAAGACAGCACAAATAGCGTTAAAGTATTTGATTGAATATTATAGCAATTATAATGTGCGTTATTGTTTAATTTGTAATTATATTACAAAAATAGATAACAATTTACAAACTTATTTTTGCAAGCTAAAATTCAATTGTATTCCATTAAATTATATATTTAATTTTTTAAATAGTCTATGTATTAATGAAAAATTAACACTATCTAATGACTATTTAAATTATATTATATATTTATATAATAATGATATACGTTCTATGATTAACCATCTACAGTTACATCATATTAATAATGTTATATATAATAATACTATATATGATGAATTATATGCTATAAATATTAGTAGTGATTATAAAACATATTTAAAAAAATTTGCCTATTTTGAAAAAAAATATTGTTTTGATTATAATGAGTTTATTAAAAAATATATATATTATATTTTAAAGAATCATATTTCGCATTTTAGTTACGAACAAGTGTTAGACATTGAATTTTTCATACATAATTATTCTAAACTTAATAATAAATCAAATAGCATTACTAATTTATATAATTTATTATTACAAAAGTAATGTATTAATATATTAATTTTAAATAATATTTTAAATAATAATTTAAATAATTGATTTAAGTTATTATTTAAAATAACTATTATTATAATCCTATGACTATAGACGATGAATGGTTAAATTTTTTAGATAATAAACAAGATGACACATTAACAGTCGATGTAAACTCTGATATAATACAAGCTAATGTATCATTAGACGATCTTGAGAAAGCATGTTCGGCAATATATATTTCCACTAAAACAAAAATCTTATTTCTTAGCAAAACAATAAATATTTTCGAAGACTTTTGGAAAATACCAATTATTGATTATAATAAACAAATAGAAGGAATTACCAAAAAACAAATAAAAGTGTCTTTTGAAAACGTTGAAGATTATAATAAAATGTTAGCTAAACTGGAAACTATTAGTAATGTAAATAGTAAAATTATTAGCCATATTGATAATGAGCGATTTAAGCATACTAGAAAAATCAGCATTGGACTATCTAAGAAAGATTTGTTAAATAATCCAAATAAAGAAAAAAGCGCATTTTATAATTGTTTTGTATTATTTTTAAGGATTTATCATAATAACACATTTAAAGAAACACACATTAAAATTTTTAACACTGGAAAAATAGAAATTCCAGGCATTCAAAGCGATGAACAATTAAACATTATTATACAAAAGTTATTAGAATTATTAAAAATGTATATTGATAATACTATTGAATGTAATTATAAAGATACAGAAAATGTATTAATTAATTCTAATTTTAATTGTGGATTTTATATTAATAGAGAAATACTATATTCATTATTGAGAAATAAATACAATATTAATGCTATTTATGATCCGTGTTCTTATCCTGGTATTCGGTGTATTTATTATCATAATGTATGTGACCGGATTGTTAAAATATCTTATATGATATTTAGAACAGGAAGCATATTAATTGTAGGCAAATGTGACGAAGATGTGTTAATTATTGTGTATAATTTTATTAAAACTATTATATTAAATGAATATAAAGACATATTTAATGAAGGTTGTGTAAAGAAAATAATTAAGCCACAAAAATCTAGGAGCAAATTTATTACTGTTAATGCCAATTAATTGATGTACAATTACTTTAGTATATTATTAAATATAATAATATAATTATTCTTTTTTAATTTATATATATATATATATAAATGACTACAACAAAGGCACTTAAGGATGCTTTTAAATTGATATGTGACGCTGTAAATAAAATACCAGATGATTCTAATGCATCCTCTACAGCATTACAAGCGAAGAGACCGCTGGCGGCGGACAAGGCAGCAGCGGAGAGGGCGGCGGCGGACAAGGCAGCGGCGGAGAAGGCGGCGGCCGAGAAAGTGGCGGCTGAGAAGGCCGCAGCGGAGAGGGCGGCGGCGGACAAGGCAGTGGCGGAGAAGGCGGCGGCCGAGAAAGTGGCGGCTGAGAAAGTGGCGGCTGAGAAGGCCGCAGCGGAGAGGGCGGCGGCGGAAAGGGCGGCGGCGGAAAGGGCGGCGGCGGAAAGGGCGGCACAGCAGGTTAAAAGGCAAAGGGAAGCTAGAGAGAAGACGACGAGGGAGGTTGCGGCAATGGAAACAAGGCTCAATGATTTGGCGGCGAAGCAGGCAGCCGTACAGGAGAGGGCGAAGCAGGCAGCCGAGCTGGAGAGGGCGCAGCAGGCAGCCGAGCTGGAGAGGGCGCAGCAGCCGGTGGGGGCGCAGCCGCCACCTCCGCCGGCGTTCAAGCAAAAACGGCGGCCGGCGGCGGCGGTGCGGGCGCAGCAGCCGGTGGGGGCGCAGCAGCCGGTGGGGGCGCAGCAGCCGGTGGGGGCGCAGCAGCCGGTGGGGGCGCAGCCGCCACCTCCGCCGGCGTTCAAGCAAAAACGGCGGCCGACGGCGGCGGTGCGGGCGGCCTGGGCGCAGGCTGATGTGGCGGCGAAGGCGGCGGCTGATGTGGCGGCGGCGGAGGGAAAGGCGGCGGAGGGGAGGGCGAAGAAGGATGATGCCTCTTACCGTGAATACGGTGACAGTGAATACGGTGACAATTATTACGGTAACAGTTATGACGGTAACAGTTATGACGGTAACAGTTATGACGGTAACAGTTATGACGGTAACAGTTATGACGGTAACAGTTATGACGGTTATCACGGTAACAGTTATGACGGTAACAGTTATGACGGTTATTATGAAAAAATCCCAAGGGACAAGTTGAAGGCGCCGGCGCCGGTGGATGTGGCGTCATGGTTGCGGGCACCCGCGGCGGATACCGCGGTGGCGGAGGGCTCGGCGGCGGCGACGGCGGCTGCGGAGGCGACGGCGGCTGCGGAGGCGGCGGCGGCTGCGGAGGCGGCGGCGAGGCAGAGGCCGGCGGAGAGTGCAGCGGCGAGGCAGGAGACGGTGGCGGGCAAGGAGGCGGAGAGGGTGGCGGGGGCAACGGCGATGCGCTCGCAGATCGAGGGGATAGATAAGAAGAAGAGGGAAAATGCGAGCGTATTTAAGCCTTTTAACAGGCTTATAAACAACCTAACTGCTAAAGCTAAAGGCGGCAAAAAAAAGAGAAAATCTAGAAAATTAATAAATTATAGAAACTCTAGAAACTCTAGAAAATATAGAAACTCTAGAAATTACAGAAACTCTAGAAAATTAAAAAATATAGTTTAGGAATAATATATTAATTATTAATTATTAATATAATATATTATAAATAATACCAAAAAAAGAATTTAAAGTTTATAAATATAACATTAATATAAAATGACTAGTGAAAACGATAAACAGTTAGTTATGCCACCTTCCTCAATTTGGAATCAAATAGCTAAAATTTCTATAACAGAAGACAAACCTATTATGTTAGACTATTGGTTAGACTCTCTTGAGAAAAAAGTATTAATTGGTGTAAAAGAAAATAAAGAAAAATTATTAGTAAAAAACGCTGAAGAATATACCAGCCCTATTGTTAAAATATATAAGATGGATGAAACCTATATTATATGTACTGAAAATTCAATATATTTAACTTCTACCAAGATTGAAACACGAAGAATTAGCTCTTAAATAATGTCTTGTCTTGTCTTCTCTTATAACGTATGTAATATTTTATATAAATTATTAACAAAAAAGATAATTTCTATATTATCTTCTTCAATTGTGAAATAATTATTAATATATTTAATAATATTTTTAATAATTAAAAACTTGTTTTCTTCACATATACTTGTATTATTATATTTAATATAATATAGGAAATTTTCCAAAATATCTATTATAGAATAGCCTTTGTCTATTAAATTTAAAATATAGTCCATAGCTTCTTTAATTGTATAATTAGTACATTTGTCTACTAATATATCAAAATCATTTATTATAATATCCGATACAATATCTAATTGTATTAGATCTTCCAAACAATTAAAATTATTGTATAATAGTTTTAATTTTTCAATATTATTTATTAAATTGTTTATTGAATTATTTGATAAATTAATTATATATTTTTTAATGGTATCATCTATTAGTAGTTTTTCACTAGTTAAAATATTATTTAAAATAGTATGTAAAAATGCTTCGTCTATTTTTTTAAATTCAATAATGTCTAACATTTCATATAACGTTAAATTAATTTTTAGCACATTTGATGTTGATAATAAAAAAAAAATATTGGATTTATAATTTTTTATTAATTCAACAAAGTTTAATTGGATTGCTTCTGAAAATAATTCAACATCTTCTATTACTATAAATTTTTTATAGCCATTATTTGTATAATTGTTTATAAATAATTTTATGTCGTTCTTATAAAAATTGACACCTTGATCTTTTAGTATTGTAATATAACATACATTAGTATTAATTAAAAAAGCATTAGACTTGTAATAATTGTTTATTAATATATTAATTACGCTTGATTTACCACAACCTGAGTCGCCTTGAACTATAAAATTATAATTGTTATTTGTAATAAAATTTTCTAATATTGTCAATGTATTGACATCAAAATAACATTCAGTTATTTTTTTTGGTTTATATTTGTTAATTAATAACTCATTCATTATTTTATAGTTTATTGTTATAGTTTATTAGTTATAATAATTTAAGTAATAATTAGAACTATTAATTATAGTTAATAATTAAAGTTAGTTATTATGAATGATTATGATGATTATTTTTCAATTTTAAATTTGTCTAATAAAGCTAGTTTGCAAGATATTAAAAAAGCATATAGAATATTATCTATAAAATATCATCCAGACAAAAATCATAATGCTAATCCTGAGCTGTTTAATAAAGTCAATGAAGCATATGTAAAATTAACAACCAATTTTACTAGCATTCAGAATCATAATCATAATACTAGTTTAAATCAATCTATGGCACTTCAAAATACAAATAATGGCCTCCAGAATGGCCCAAATAATGGCCTCCAGAATGGCTCAAATAATGGCCTCCAGAATGGCCCAAATAATGGCCCAAGTAATGGCTATAGTCATAACCTAACTAGCATTACTAATTATGAAGATATAATATTAACTTTAAATATTAGCTATTATGACTCATACAATGGCTCATCCAAACCTATAACTATTGAGCGAAAACTATTTACAAACAATGTTATTAGTCATGAATTGGAAACATTATATGTTCCCATTAGTAAGGGTAGTGATAGTAACGAGATGATTGTAATACAGAATAAAGGCAATATATATATCACTAATGGTACTACAAGTTATAGCAATGTTAAAATTGTGTTAATTCTCTCAAAACACGACTGCTTTGAGAGAATAGGGTTAGATATTATTTATACAAAACCAATTACGCTTAAAGAGGCGCTAACAGGTTTTACTTTTACATTACTTCACCTTAATAAAAAACATTATAAAATAGTTAGTAATGAAATTATAGACTTCAATTATGTAAAAATAGTCAATAATTTGGGATTTATTCGTGACGCATATGTTGGTAATCTTATTATTAAATTTACTATAACATTTCCTAAGTCAATCTCTCAAACTAATAAAGCATTGTTAGAAAATTTATTATAAATATTTAAAAGTTTTAAAGTTTTAGTCTTCACTCTCATTTGACACCAATAAATATTTTGATAAAATGGTGTTTGACTCCAATACTTCTTTAGAGTTTAGTTTACAAAACCAATTATATTTTGAACGCTTTAATAAATCGTGTGACGGTATATATAGCGCATATGTATTGGCATGTAAATCTATAAAAGTTGATCCCATAAGATCTTCTAAATTTAACATGGTATTATTAATATCTTTTGTGCCTATATATTTTCCGTCTATTATATTTATTTCATCCATCTCTCCACATTTCAATAACCATTTGCTTATTGCATCTTCAAATTCTAATGAGCTAGTAAAGTTTGTTCCATAAAGTAATTCCATGTGCTTTATTAATCGTTTCATAGTAGGACATTCTTTTATACACCCAATAAACTTTATAGAAGGCATATAGTCTACATTATATGCATTTGCGCCGTTATTTTTAAATTGCGCTGTTACAATTTTATTTGATGCTAATACTTTGTCATATATTGGTCCTAAAGATTTGAATAATATAAATGAATTTTCTATATACAGTCCACCATAAGTATATAATAATTTCATAATGTTAAGGTTACGTAAATTATCTTTTACTGGATAACCTACTTTGTTTAAATCTATACAATTATATTCTAATAATTTACAAAACGAATCATCATCAATTATAATAATATGAAAATAGTCAGAACATTTATTTATTATTGTTCTAATTGTTAAATATATATAGTCTTGATTTAATTCATAACTATTTCGCGAACCAAAGGATTCCCAGTTTCTACTATTTTTAATATAATCTATATGTAGCCATAATATTGGTTTTTTAACAGAACTTAATGTGTCTATTGTTTTATCGATATCATCATCTAATAAATATTTCTTTATAATGTTTAAATCTTCTTGTTGCGAATTAGAGTCAATGTTTATTTTAAATTTATCATATATATATCCAGCCGCGGCCAATATTAATATACTTATTACTAAATTACTGTAATTATACTTCATTATATATTTATATATTATATATTTTATATTTTATATATAAATTTTTTATGTAAAATACTATTTTAATTAGATTATAAATTACTATTTTAATTAGATTATAAATTAGATATATTGGTTTGATTGGTTTGATTGGTTTGATTGGTTTGATTGGTTTGATTGGTTTGATTGGTTTGATTGGTTTGATTGGTTTGATTGGTTTGATTGGTTAAATTAGATTTTATTTAAATTAGATTTGATTGATTAAATTTATCTAATCCTTGTATACCAAAGTTAGTTCCTCCGGGTAACACATCGCTCAAATAATCAATAGTAATTGTATTGTTTTTCACCTTAGCATATATGTCTTGTAAAAATGCTTGCTCTGTTTTATTAAAATTATGTAAAAATAATTTGTCTAACTCAGGAACATAAGTTAGTGTTCCATTACGAGTTACTGGTGTGTTTGATGGAACACGTTGAAAATCATAGTAAAAATCTACTAATACATATTTCCATGTTTTTAGTTTTGCCATATATGCTGCTACTAAATATCCCCAGTTACGTTTTGATACATAGCCATATTGTCTAACATACATGAGTCTATCTGAAAATTCGTTTGCTGTTATTTGTGTTTGAGTTTTTATATCATCAATTGCTTGTATTATTTCAGTTTGAATATTAAAATTATCAAACCCTAAACTCATAAAATCAGGCAATAAGTATGCAAAACACTCTAACCACCATCTAGATATTGAGTGTGGAGCATTTTCACCAAAACCAAGAACTTCACCTCCCCATCGTGGTGGAAATGTTGGATCAACTATTTGTAATTGCATAACATGACAATATTCATGAGATAAAAGTGCATATATTTCTTTTCTTAACCAATTCTTTTTTTCATTATCATTTGCACTGTTGTTAATATTTCTATATAGAATAAGTCCAAGATCAAACATAATATATATACGTTTTCTATTACTTTTTGTTTTATACAATAAACATACACCACCACATTCTTCAACTTTTAAATTAGTATTAATGTTTCGCGTATCTTGTTCTCCAGTTAGTAGTGCTATATAATTCTCCATAGTTCCAATTGCTCCAATTATTGGGGGGTCTGTATTAATATCTCTATTTATTATTGTTAATGCTTCTCTATTAACTCTATCAGAACCCGGTGAAAATGCCTTATATTGTTTTGTTCCTACTTTTATGTAATGTAATGTATTAATATTATTAATATTAAAACTTTGCCACTCTTCATTTGTAAAAATAATCTGCGCATCAGGATTATCAGTATTTGCATTAATTTTTATCAATAACGCATTATAAAAACTATTATTAATAATTTCATAATCTGTGGAACGTGATTTATTCATTTTTCTTACCCATATTACTGGATTTATTATTGGTGTTGCTGCTATAATATGAGTTTCAAATTTACCTAATGTAGTTCCTAAAAAATCAATTACCTTATTAATGTTTTCAAGTTCATTAGTCCAATTCCACCAAGTTCCATAAATTGGTAATTCAGAGACAAGTGGAATATGTAAAAATTTCCACGTGTTTGGTGCATAGTTTATAATCATTTGTTCATAATATATTGCAATTGGATTATCTAATAAATATTCACTTTTTGCGGTCGAATACCAACCATTTATAGTACCGTATCCACTAGATGTTGATGGAACACTAGGCCGAATTGCAAGTGGTGTATCATTTTGAGGACTTGTAGGACCTGATGTAGGACTTGTTGTAGGACTTGCGCTAGGACCAGGTGTAGGACCAGCTGTAGGACTTGTTGTCGGACTTGCACTAGGACCGGGTGTAGGACCAGGTGTAGGACTTGTTAAAAAAAGATTTAGAGAGTCAGATAATAGTGCTAATGGAGAAACATATGTATTATTATATGCATCTAATGGCGTTCGTACTCTTATTTGTGTCATACAATAGTCATTATAAGCATATGGTATGTTATTGGTTAATGAACCTTGCGATATATCACAATATTCATTATAGGCATATAGTTTTTTAGATGACTGCACTATAGGTATTGTGTGTAATGATAATAATGGTTGATTTGACTTATTTTGTTTAGGCTGTGATAAACTAACATCTTCTAATGTATGTTGCGTATTACAAAAATCATTGTATGCTTTTGGAAATTGAACTTCATCACTGAGTGGTTTACAATTTGTAGAATTATAACTAGTTGGACTTAAAGAACTTGAATTAGCATTGCTATAATTTTCATATGTTTTTTTATATGTATTAAATAATATATATATTATTATTAGTACTATAAGCACTAATATTAGCGAAACTATTATATAAATATAATTTGTCATATAATAATATATATAACTATTTATATAACATTATATAATAATGTATAACGTTATATATATATTACATTATACGTTTTAAATTAGACCAAAATCTCTCATTTTGTTGCCTATTTACTTCATCTTGTTTAAGTAAATTATAAGCACGCATACACGATAAAGCATTTTCATCTTCTTTAGACTTATTTAAATAAGTTTTTGCCTCATGCTCTTGTAATGGAGTTAAAGACTGATTTGCTCGTTTTAATCTTATATCTTCTAATGAACTATACTTGCATATATTATCTTCATTTGTGACAGGTATTATACTCTCATTGTGTGCCTTTTTTAAGTCCTCATATTGAAATTTACTAAATAAACCTGAACTATAATCTTCAGGTTTTGAATTTGTTAAATCACAATAATGACTATTGTTAAATTCACAGACGTGTTGTTTAGTCATTAACATTGAAGTTCTTAGCGTCTTCTTTTTTTCCTCTATAATTTTATTCATAGAGCTTAAATCTTTACATTGTATTGTTGCTTCATCATTTGCTTCATTGAGCCAGTGTCCATATCCGTTTTTTTCATAATCATTACTAATTTTAAAGCTTTCAAATTGTTCGTTAAACCAACTATTAAATTCTTTTTTTGATTTACTAGCACTAAGCTTATGTATTAGAAGTTCATTTGCCTCGTCCTTTTCAGCACAATAATTTTCATTATAATTGTTAAGATTAGTTAATGACCCATGTTTTGTTCTAAAATTATAAATAGAAAACAATATTTTATAAGCACTTGAGAAAAAAAGAAAATAACTCTTGTCTAGTCCTGACTTATCGGGATGACTTGCTAAAACCTTCTTTTTGGCATTTTTTAAGTCTTCTATACTAAAGTCTTTGTTAATATCAAATAACTTTAATATATCTTCATAATCATAATTAGTAATGTCTAAGTCTAAGTCCATATTATCTAATTATAAATAAAATAACTATTCTTTTTTTATATTCTTAATTTAAAATTAAATTAAAAAGATTTAGTAATAAAATTATAGTTAATATATATATAATGAACAAGCTTTTCAATTTTAGGCAAAAAACAAAGAGAAAAAACAAAGAGAAAAAACAAAGAGAAAAAACAAAGAGAAAAAACAAACGCAAAAGCAAAAGCAAAAGCAATAAGCAAAAGCAAAAAATCATCCCTACACAAAAGATAGGCGGCGGCCGCGACACAAATTATTCTACAATTTTAACTCGATTTAAACAGTTATGTAAAACTGAAATTGCAAAAAATTATATCATTATAAAACCAGATAGTAATATAGAAGAGACAATATGTAGGTCAATTAAAACATTAATAGTACCTGATATTATTGATAAAAACTATCAAGAGGCATATATAAAACTAGTTGAATGGCAAAAATATGTATTAGATACGATAAATAATGACGAATTAATAATAGATGAAGAGAAAAAAATATATGAAAAGGAAGATAAACCAGAATTTATTAGACTACTTAACTCATTGCTGAAGGCATTAGAGTGGAAGGCATTAAAAGAAGTTATAAAAGCTAAACTACCATTATATAGAAATACGCCTTATAGTTATGAGGAAAAAGATACTATAAAAATTCTATTTGAAAATGCATGTAACAGTGATACATCAATAGTGGAGAATCCGGATAAAGAATTCCAGAGTAATGCATATAGACGGGGGTTATGGGACGAAAATTCTACCGAACAAGAGAAGGAGGAGGAGAGGGAGAGGGAGAGGGAGAGGAAAGCGCGCGATGATTATAGCTATAGAGATAAATGGTAAAATCATTCTTCTTTAATATAACTGTTTGTACAAAGCTTTTTGATTATTTTATCTTCGTTATGTTCCTTATTATTTGCTATTGCTACTAATGTATGTGTATAATAATTTTGCTTTGACTCATTGTTTTGAAAATCAGGATTTTCTTTTGTCCAATTGCTCAATGCGCAAAATTGTTTTGTAGATATATCTTTTATTACTTTCTTTATTTTCTCTTTATTAACGTCTTTTTCCCAAGTATCATCATCTTTTATATATAATGACTCTCGTTTAATATCAGTACAATGAATTGGTCTTTGGTATAAATCGAGTTTGCTCATATTTTCTATTATTACATTGCTTAATCCATCTACAATCCCATTTTGCTTTGTAAAGTCCAACTGTTGTAAGCTAACTTGTATTGATTTAATAAAATCGCTCATATTTATGGCATCTTTGCATCGTTCATTTAAAAACACATTAATATTAAATCGGTTGTTTTGAATGTTATTATTAGTGTTTCCTAATTTTGGTATAAGCTCTTTTATTTGTTCTTGTTGTTTTATCATATGATCTTGTTGCTTAACAATAATTGTTCGCATTTCTTTATTATCGTTCAATAATCTAACAATCAAATCATTACATAGGGTTATATTGGAGCTTGAACTTTCACAACAATCAATAGTATTAGCATGTGTGCGCGTTTTTGCGCTGTTTTCTTTAATAATTTTACATTTTTTAAAATGATTATATAATGAACCCCTATATGGGTATGATTTACCACATTCACATTTAAAATTTGTCTCGATGGCTTTATTTTCGGCGCTTTTTGTTGTATTTTGTTGTATAAATGTTGTATTTTTATGCTTTGCTGTGGCCAAATGTCGGTTGTAATCAGATTTCTTACACGATTTATAGGCACAATTTTCGCAAACAAAAAATTTGGCGCTTTTTGGCGCTTTTTCGGTTGTCATTTGTTGTATATTTATACAACAAAAAAAGCGCCTAAATCCTTTTTTTTATAGTTTTTAAATTATGGTTTGACTGTTTTTTCGCAATTTTTAAAGATTTGAACCCTTTATGCTTATAAAACTAGAAAATAGCTTATTTTTAACAAATTTTATATAAAGGGTTATTCATTCTAAAATTGGACATTTTAAAATGTCCAAAAGTGAAAAAAATCTTGAAAAATAAATTTTAAAATTTGTTACGATAAAAAAACAAGGATTTTCATAGTTTAAAAAACAGAGCATTATGCTAAGAAAAGTAAAAAAGTGGATTTAGGGGCTTTTTTTTGAAAAGTTTGAAAATGTAAAATAACAAATGTGAAAAATTAGTATTGTTTAATATAATTTTTTGTGTATAATTTTCTTGATTTAAGTCGTGTTTTTTTTCCTCCATGAGATTTTGACGTTGGTCGTGCTTTTTTGTTTTCTTTTCTATTTTGTTTAAATTGTGTTACTTGCTGTTCTAACTCGACCTTAACAGTATTTGGAAACATTTTTGGATCACTATGAAATTCCATATCAATTACTTTAAAATTACCACATTTTGCTAATAAAGTCTTGTCTATTTGTGGGATTTGAAAATCAACTTTTTCTCTTGGAGTAATATTTATAAATTTAAGTTTTGTAAATAGATTTAATAGAATTTCATGTTCAAAAACGGAATTCTGTTGACGATCCTTTTCACGAACAACTATTGTATCACCAAAATAAGCATATGGTAATTCTCCTAATTTTTCTGGAGGAACTTTTATTCTTAAAATTATTTGTGTTGCACCGCTAAATCCGCATGCTACATCAATAACTACTGATGTAGACAAAAATATAGGCAATTTGAATATCTCTCCTGGACTTAAGCCGCTCAGTTCTTTTATAATTATTGAGTCGGCATTCTTAAAACCATGGTATAAAAATTTTGCACTGTTGTAATCTAAATGGTTAGATGCTTTTGGAAAAAGTTGAACTATAGAATACAGTTCAACTATATTTTGTAATAATTGTTGTGCTACAGTATGTGCATCAATTTCAAATATAGGCTCTCGTTGAGAAGCTAGGTCTATAATTTCTTCAACATCTAATGCAAAATAGCGTTTGTCTATACTATCATTGTATTTAATTAATAACAAAAATGTATTAATTAATCTATAAAATATTGGCATTTTACGCGTATTATGCCATATACGAACTAAATCATCATAATCAAATTCATTTGTCCAGTTTAATGCAAAATTCATGTTACTTATAGACACTTTTTGTCTTGATCCCCGTTTAGATGTTGGGGTTATTACAAACTTAGTTGAGTCAGATTTGCTCGTTACTACTTCTTGAGACTTTCGTTTAGTGCCTCTATGACTTGATAATACTTCTTTAGATGTTTGACGGCTTTTAGGTCCTGATTTTCTAGATCTACTATGTTTAGATTGTGAGCTTGCTGAAGATGACATATATATTATATTATAATATAAGCATTTATTAAATTACTAACATATTCAAAAAATTGATAATCTAATAAAATATAAAATATAAAATATAAACTATAAAATATAAAATATGAAAGTCACCTCATCTAAAATGAGTATAGAGCTACCAGATGAAATAGTAAAATTAATTTACTATTTTTATAGAGTAAAGTATTTAAATAACACTAACACACATAAATTTAGATTTAGAGAAAAACAACTATTCTTATTGGGTCGCACACATATTGGTGGTTCTAGATATATTATTAGACTTAACAGTGTAAAAAGATACATTCCAAAATATGAGAGCACTTTAATTTATATGCAAAAAGCAGTAATAAGTTTTACTTTGTTTTATATTTATAACACACATACACGCTATTTTAATTTTAATATTGATTACATTAGTGACATGTATTGCGACGATAAAATGTGGTCTAATGATTATTGTTGGTATAAAGTTTTAACAGGTCATAATAATTATTATTATAACCTATTTAATTACGGTAAATCTCTAAAGGAAATTTTAATGTATCACATTGGCTACAATGATGGATTGTTATTATCAAAATTAAATTGCTTTTATTCAAATGATCCTATAAGTAAATTATTATTTAATTATCAAAATACAATTCCAAGATTTATAAATTATGTAAGTTATAGCAAAAATGTGTATGAAAATAAAGAAGAACACTATACAAATAATCCATACTATAAGTTTGATAATTTGTATATTGAAATAAACCAAAATTCAAATCATACTATATTTTTAGATGAACATTCAAATATAATAAATATGAATTAAGTATAAACTATAAACTATAAACTATAAACTATAAACTATAAACTATAAACTATAAACTATAAACTATAAACTATAAACTATAAACTATGAAATAACTATTTTTAAAAATACATAATTAGAAAATAATATAAGTATAAAATATTATTTATATTTAAACAATGGTTGACACAATAAGCGAAGTAGAGCTGCGAGCCAAGCAAGCATTATTAACAGAAAAAGAGTTAATAATTATTAAATTTACAGCTACGTGGTGTGGTCCTTGTAAAGTAATTAAACCTTGTTGTCAACAGTTTTTAGCAAATAAGCCAAATTCCATTCAATATTATGAAATTGATATTGATGAATCGTTAGAATTGTATATGAAATTAAAAAAGATGAAAATGGTAAATGGAATACCAGCGCTTATTGTATTTAAAGGGGGAATTAAGGAACACTGGTTCATTCCTGACGACATTCATGTAGGCTCCAATGTGCCACAATTGGAACAGTTTTTTATGAAATGCTTAAAGTATGTTTGCTAATCATAAAGACTATTTAAAAACAATTTAAAGACTAAACAGCAAAGACTACACAAATTTTAAAATGGATTTATTAAAACTTGTGTGTTCTATTTCATTAAAAATTACGTGCCCTTCGTAAAAATATTTACAAAACGCATATAACAATTCATAATCTTCACAATAACATTGACCATAATATTTTAATAAATAGTCAGCTATTTTTTCAGGAAGCAAGTGTAAGCTATTTTTTGGCAAAACATAAGCCAATAA